ATCAAGGGGGATAGCCTGCCTTCCGGCGTAGATTACGCTGCCTATGACCTCGCGGTGAACAGTGGCCCTCACAAGGCTGCCCAGTACCTCCAGGACATTGCTGGCGTTGAGGTTGACGGCATGATTGGCCCCAAGTCCCTTGAGGCTATTAAGGCTTGCGACGCCAAGGAGACCGCCGACGCCATCTGCGACATGCGTATGGACTTCCTGAAAAGGCTCTCGACCTTCAGCACTTTTGGTAAGGGCTGGACCGACCGGGTTAATAGGGTCAAGGCCAAGGCTATCAGTATGGCGGATCAGGCCTGAAAGTGCTAGGATAGGCAATGGCCACCACGACGACCTTCACGACCCTCAAAGAAGACATCCGGCGCTATCTTGAGCGCGGCTTCACGCTTGCGTCGGATCAACTTGTCTATGAGCAGATCCCTCGCCTGATCAATCTTGCCGAGCGCAGGATTGCTCGCGAACTTAAGGTTGAGGGCCTGATCAACGTTCTGACCGGCACCATGCAGCCTGGCCTTGCTGTCTACCCCAAGCCTGACCGCTGGCGCTCAACGGTGTCTTTCAACTTCGGGACCGGCGATCAGGGGAGCGAGTACAACCAACTCTTCCCTCGTTCCTACGAGTATGTGCGCTCGTACTGGCCAAACCGGAGCGACACCGACGTTCCGCTCTTTTACGCCGAGTATGACTACAACAACTGGATCGTGGCGCCGACGCCTGATCAGGCATATCCATTTGAGGTCTTGGTCTACCAGCTTCTGCCGTTGCTTGACGAGACAAACCAGACGAACTGGCTCACCGACTACGCCCCACAGGTGCTGCTCTATGCGTCCCTGCTTGAGGCTACGCCGTTCCTGAAGAACGACGAGCGAATCCCCGTGTGGCAACAGATGTATGATCGCTCGGCCCAGGCCCTCAATGGCGAAGACCTCTCCAAGATCCTTGATCGTTCCGCCCGCCGGACGGAGGTATAAATGACCAGCACCTACACCGAAGTCTTCGGCGGTACGAACATCTACCCCTCTGATGTCTCATATTTAGCCTTTAGCCTAACTACCTCTGACATTACGCTGGCGTGGCCGGTTGAGACCAACGCACCCAACACTGCCGCCGATTACCCTACTGCTCGCATCATGGATGTGAACTGCACTGGGTCTTCTCGCAAGGTCTACATGCCCGCCGCTGATCAGGCCAGCGTTGGCGAGTGCGCCCTTTTCAACAACATCGGCAGCACATCTTTCACGGTTGTTAAGAGCACCGGCGCCATCATTTGCACGGTAGCGCCCGGCACCCTTTGGCAGGTCTATATGACCTCCAACACCACCGCCGCTGGCGTTTGGGTGGCTTACCAATTTGGGTCTGCCACTTCTACAGCCAATGCCGCCGCCTTGGCTGGTTTCGGCCTGAAGGCGATCACGACAACGCTCAACCAGGCGATCACGGTGCTTCAACTGAACTCCAGCTACACGGCTGGCGTCAGCGACCGCGCTCATATGATTAACTGGACCGGAACGACGGGGACGTTATCGCTCACTGGCGCCTCAACGCTCGGCGACGACTGGTTCGTCTATGTCAGAAACAACGGCAGCAGCGCCCTGACGATTGATCCAAACGGGTCAGAAACCATCAACTCCGCATCAACGCTGGTGATGAACCCCGGCGATTCCGCGATGATCATCTGCGATGGGTCCTCCTTCTACACGGTCGGCCTTGGCAAGTCTGCGGTCTTCACCTTCGACTACACCCAGATCAATGTGGCCGGGACAGGCAACTACACCCTTTCCGGCTTTGAGCTAAACCGCATCTCTTACAGCATGATCGGCGTCCTGACGGGAAACCGAAATGTGATTGTGCCCGCCACGGTGCAACAATATTGGATCAGCAACAACACAACCGGCGCTTTCACACTGACGGTGAAGACTTCGGCTGGAACCGGCGTGTCTGTCCCTCAAGGTGGCGCCGCCATCCTCTACTGCAACGGCACAAACGTCGTTAATGCTCAGACCCTGAACGTGGCTCTTCCCGTTCCTATTGCCAGCGGCGGTACAGGAGCAACGACAGCCGGTGGCGCCCTTGTCAATCTTGGGGGCACCTCGGTCGGCACGGCGGTCTTTACAGCGGCTGACGCCTCTGCTGGCCGGACTGCGCTCGGCGGCACGACGGTCGGATCTAACGTCTTCACGGCAGCAACTCAGGCGGCAGGCAGGACGGCTTTAGGGGCCACAACGGTTGGCTCTAATGTCTTTACTGCAACCGATGCGGCTGCGGCTCGAGCGGCCATTGGAGCTATCTCCACAGCTGATGCGACAGCAATCGCTATCCAGTATGCAGTGGCGCTCGGCTGATGGCTCCTCAACCCTACACCATCAAGTCCCTGCCCGGCATCAAGCGCGACGGAACGCGCCTTGAGAACGGCTTTTACGTCGATGGCCAATGGTGCAGGTTTCAGCGTGGCCTTCCCCGCAAGATGGGTGGCTATCGCTCTGTGTCGTCTGAGGTTCCCGAGATATCCCGTGGCCTAAACTCATACAATGACAACGCCCACATTTATCTTGTGTCGGGCAGCCAGAGCTACATCACACAGTTCTTCCTCAATAATAATGGCGTCGTCGTCGGCCAGAACAACCGGACTCCCTCAGGTTTCACCGCCAATTCAACCTATCTTTGGACCTTCGACAGCCAGTTTGACTCGGTGGGCGTGACGCCAGGAGCCTACCTTTTGGCGCACCCTGGCAAGAACCTTGCGGCCATCGACTCAGACGCCACGTCATCGCTCTATTGGGGCCTCGCCACCGATACGACAATCTTGACTGCCAACACGGCTCCTGCGGTTTCTGGCGGCGTCATCAGCCTATACCCCTACACCTTCGTCTACGGCTCGAATGGATATGTAGCATGGTCTGTCGCCAATAGCCCGAACGACTGGATCAGCACTGGATCCGGTGACGCTTACGTTACCGGCCAAAAGATTGTTGCTGCGCTCCCTCTGCGAGCTGGCCCTGGCAATGCGCCTGCTGGCCTATTCTGGTCTCTGGATAGCCTGATCCGCTGCACCTTTGTGGGCGGCGACCCTGTCTTTCAGTTTGACACCCTGACCTCGCAGAGTTCAATCCTGTCCTCCCAGTCGCCGATTGAGTACGACGGCATCTTCTACTGGGTCGGCGTTGACCGCTTTTTGATGTTCAACGGCGTCGTGCGCGAGATCCCGAACCAGCTCAACCAGAACTGGTTCTTTGATAACCTCAATTATGCGCAGCGACAGAAGGTTTTTGCCTACAAAGTGCCGCGCTTTGGTGAGATCTGGTGGTGCTATCCTCGCGGTGATGCAACCGAATGCACCCACGCCGTCGTCTACAACGTCCGCGAGAATACATGGTACGACACCCAGCTTCCGGGTTCTGGCCGATCCTGCGGCGAGTTCGTGACCGTCTATGAGTACCCCTTCATGACCGGCGTCGATCCCGATCCTGACAGCGGCCTCTACAAGCTTTGGCAGAACGAGTTTGGCTATGATGAGCTTGACGGCACACAGATCAACTCAATCCCGTCCTACTTCCAGACGGCTGATATTTCTTTCGTGGCGGATCCAAATCAGCCTCGCAACAGGTCGATGCGCTGCCTGATGGTTGAGCCTGACTTCATCCAGACTGGCGACATGACTTGCCAGATCACGGGCCGGGCAAACGCCAGATCACCAGAGGTGACGAGCGAGGAAAAGACCTTCCCCGATCAGGACAACACCCTGACGCCTGAGCAGCAGGTGATCTTCTTCAAAGAAATTCGGCGCGAAATGCGTTTCATTTTCAAATCAAACACGGTCGGCGGCAACTACCAGATGGGCCAGTGCATCGCCCACCTCGATGTTGGCGACGGGACGGTGCTGGGATGATCGACCCTCGTGGGATGACGGTTACTGACTGGACCGACTCAATGACGTATAGTCTCGAGAAGTATGGTACTATTTCTCGGCTGGAAGATCCTGAGAAGTGGCAGACTTGGGCTTTGGGTGTGGTTTCTTTCTTCGCGGTTGGAGCGCAGAACCCCCCAAATCCCATGGAATACACGGACTGGCTAGAATGGGCATTCGCCTTCACCCGCTCTGTAAACCTCCCCGGTGGCTGAGATGATTCATTACCCCGACTACCCCGCTAACTGGACGCCCCTCGCCAATGATGCTGCTGACGCCGCGCATCAGGGCAGTCCCATGAGCCGTTTCGCCAAGGGTGGCCGGGCAGGGTGTATGCCCTTTGAGATCAAGATGCCCAAGGAGCACGTCGAGAAGATGGCCAAGGGCGGCCTAGCGTCTCAGGCTAAGAACGTGGCTGATGCTGGCGTCGGCGGCGACACCATGGTCATCCACATCAATAAAGACGAATACCAGAAACTCTGCAAAGAGTGGGGCGAGCCGACAATCAATCCTCATACCGGGATGCCTCAATTCACGCCGTTCTGGAAGCAGTCTTGGTTTGCGCCTGTGGCGGCGCTGGCTGGCACCGCTCTTATGGCGACTGGCGTGGGCAGCTCGCTCGGTGCAGGGCTTTTGAGTACGCTGGGGGCGGGTGAGGCGGCTGGAACCACGCTTGCTGGCGCCACGGGCATCAGCGGGCTTGGCAGCGCCACGCTTGGCACTTTGGCCGGTAACGCTGCGCTGGGCGCAGGAATTGGCGCTTTGACGGGTGGCGGCAAGGGTGCGTTAACAAGTGGCCTTCTTGCTGGTGCTGGGACCATCGGCGCTTCGGCGCTGGGAAATTATTTAGGATCAGGGGCGGCGCCCCCAGCTTCTGTTACTACCGGAACCCCCGGAGGCGTCCTTGAAGGCGCTGGCGGGTACAGTAGCGCCGACCTAGATTATTTGAACAAAGCAGCCGACACTATCAAAACAACTCCAGGAAACGAGGTTTTTGGCGGGAATCTTGTTGACAAGGGTACAAGCGGCATGACCTTCAATGTGGATCCTGCGGCTACGGCGTCCAAGGGCTCGGGCATTATGAGCGCCCTTCAAGGATACGCCACTAACCCTGACAAGATGGCTGCTGCCGCCGTCGGTCTTGGGGCGCTCTTGGGCGGCGACAGCGGACCTAAGCAGCCGGAGATGCCGTCTATTTCTGCTGGCGCTGGCACCCCCACTTCTACCGACCCCAACATGACGCGCCGTCTGGCTACGGCCCCTCTTGATCGCACCCGCCTTGCTGGCCCTATTGATTACTACAACTATGGAATGAGGCCACAGGCCAAGGAGCAGCGCTTCTACTCCGACGTTGGCGATCAGCAGCCGGTGCAGGCCGCTCACGGTGGCCCCCTGAGCCATTATGTGCAGGGTGGCGGCACTGGGCGCTCGGACAGCATCGACGCCAAGCTGTCGGACGGTGAATATGTGATTGACGCTGAAACTGTGGCTCTGCTCGGCGACGGATCTTCGAAAGCAGGGGCGCAGCGCCTTGATCAATTCCGTGCTAATATCCGCAAGCAGAAGGGCAAGGCCCTGTCGCAGGGCAAGTTCAGCCCCGATGCGCGGGCGCCTGAGCAGTATTTGATGGGTGGGAGAGCATAATGGCGTTCCTAAACTTCCTCACGCAGGGGACACCCCTCCCCTCTACCAGCTCCACACTCTCAACCTCGCAGGTTCCGCAGTATCTGTCGGACTACCTCTACAACCTCATGTCTGGCGCCTACAGCGCCGCTCAGCAGCCATATCAGGCCTACGGTGGCCCGCGTATCGCCGGGTTTACGGATCCCCAGCAGGCTGCGTTTCAGGCGTCACAGCAGGCTGCTGGCGCTTACCAGCCCCAGCTTCAGGCTGCCGAAAAGACGGCGACGCAGGCTGGTGGGCTCAGCACCGTTGGCGCTGCGCAGCCATACTTCAGCGCCGCAAGCCAGACGCTGCCGAGCACCATTCAGCAGTACATGAACCCCTACCAGCAGAACGTGATTGATCGCATGGGCACCGAGGCCCAGCGTCAGTTGCAGGAGAAGATCCTTCCTGCGATTGGCGATCAGTTCACGCGCGCAGGTCAGTTCGGATCCAGCCGCCAGCAAGAGATTGCCCAGCGCGGTGTTCGCGACATTGCCTCCGGGCTCGAGCAGAACATCGGCGCTCAGCTGGCGCAGGGTTACACCACGGCTGGCACTCAGGCTCAGGCCGACCTTCAGCGCATGGCGTCCCTTGGGCAGGCCGCAGGGCAGCTTACGGGCACCGAGGAGGCCAACAAGGCCGCTCTGGCGGGTGTACAGGCTGGTCTTGGTCAGAAGGAGCAAGCGCTCGGTCTGACGGGCGCTGCGGCTCAGGAGGCCGTCGGCGCGCAGCAGCAGGCCCTGAACCAGAAGAACCTGGATCTAGCCTATCAGGACTTCCAGACCCAGACGCAGTATCCTGAGCAGCAGCTGGGATTCCTCAGCAACATCGTGCGTGGGTTGCCGTCCGGTGGTGGCACCTCCACCGGCGCCACCACATCGATGGGAAATACCTACTCCGCATCGCCGCTCGCCTCGCTGGCCAGTGCTGGCCTTAGCGCGGCGGCTCTTAGCAACCTCTTGGGCAAGAGTTGAAATATGGCCATCACACAGGCACCGCTCGGCGGCCAAGTAAACACCGAAGATGATGACGAGAAGCCTGCTGCTGTGCCAGCGTCAGGCCTTGCCGCTCTTCAGTTTCAGGGCCCGTATCAGGCTATCTATCAGCAAATGCAGCAAAAGGCTGACGCTCAGCGTGCCGCGCAGCAAGAATATCTTGCCTCCATGCAGAAGCAGGAAGGCGCTCTCAGCCAGACCGGGATGAGCGACCTTGACAGGGCTTCGATGTTGTTTCAAGCAGCTGGCGCACTCGGACAGACCACCCGCAGTGGAGGTTTTGGCGAAACGCTGGGCAATGTTGGGACAGCCTTAGCTGGTCCGTTGTCGAAGGCGGCAGAGGCTCAGCGTCAACGTCAGCAGCAACTTCAGCAGCTTCAGATGGCACGTCAGAAGCTCGGCATGGAGATGGCTGGCACTGGCGGTGTGGATCCGGCGCAGGCATTGCAGCTTCTGCAAGCGCAGCAGGCTGCGCAGCCCAAACCCACTGAGACACAGCAGCTTCTGGCTACCTTATCGCCGGAAGATCGCGCACGCGCTATTAAACAAAAACTCGACATTGGCGAGGCAGAACCTGAATACAAAGATATCAAGATGACTGACGGCACTGTGATGACCATTAAGGTGGTTGGTGACAAACAATATGACCCAATCACCAATCAGGAGCTTGATCCGGCAAAAATCAAGGCCTTAGCTGATTCAACTAGCGCGGCAAACCGTCAGCAGCTCGCGCAGGCATCTGGAATCCCTGTTCCGGAAAGGGATAATGCTGCCTTTATTCAATCTCCCAAAGTACGAGAGCAGTTCAAGGTTCGCGAAATGGACAAGGGCCGCGACCTTCTTGATAAGGAAGAGACAAAAAAACCTGTTGGATCGCTTCAGGAAGAGATCCGCGAAGCCAATAGGTTCTTGGAAATCAATGAAGTCAACAAAAGCAAAACTGGTCCTATTGTTGGGCAGTTGCCTTCATTCTCTGCAGAAGCCAAGGAAATGGACAAGATTGCCATTGGGTTGTCGCGCGGTATGCGCCAAGCAGGCGAAGGCAGCATGTCTGACTTCGACGCAAAACAGTTTGGCAAAGCATCCATGAGCACATCAAACGACTATGCGACCAACCGAAATATTGGTCTTGGCATGATTGCTGCAAAACAACTTGAGATTGATCGACGCGAGTTCTTTCGTGATTATCTTTCTCAGAACGGAACACTTGATGGTGCGCAAAAGCACTGGAAAACATATTTGAATGCTAATCCGGTGTTTGACAGCAGCCAAGACCCCCGAGGTGATATTTCTAACATCAAACTGAACCCGAACCGGGTTGGCTATCAGGACTTCTTCAAACAGCAGTCGGCTCCAAGAAGCTTTACTCGCGATGCAAATGGCCAACTTGTTCTCCAACCGGGGCAATAACCATGAAGATGGTATTGGGATACAACTTCCCTGACGACGCAACGGATGAAGAGATCCAAACTGCTCTTAAGAGCATTCGCGGTTCTGCGCCCGAAAAAAAACCCATTGCTACAGTGCCAGAGGCATCACAGCCCATGAGTGGGGGCGAGTATGCCAAGGGCCTTGCACGCTCTGTAGGATCTGGCCTTACGTTTGGCTTTGGTGACGAGCTGACAGCACTGGCGCGTTCAAAGCTTGGCGGTGAAGATTACGACAAGGCCCTTCAAGAGGAACGAGATTCGCTGAAAAGGTTTCGCGACCAGTATCCTGTAGCGGCGCTTGGGTCTGAGGTTGTTGGTAGCCTGCCTACTCTTCTTGTGCCTGGCCTTGGTGAAGCAAAGGGCCTTCAACTTGCCAGCAGGATTGGCAAAGTGGCTGAGCCCTACATTCAAGCTGGCGTTATTGGAACGAAACAGGGTGTTATTGGGGGCCTTGGAAGTGCCGAGGGGGGCTTCTCTAACCGTGTTGTTGGTGGCCTAGAAGGTGGCGCTACAGGTGCGGCTCTAGGTCCGTTGCTGACCGGCGCTGGCAAGATTGCTGCGCCCGTTGTTAAGGGTCTCGCCGAACGCGTAGCCCCCAGTGTCTTCTCTGAAGGTGTGGCTAAGCAGAAGGTCTTGCAGGACCTTCAGCGCAGCGGCATGACACCAGAGCAGGCGCAAGCCCGCTTTGAATACATGCAGTCTACGGGCGCGTCTCCGAACTACTTTGATGTTGCCCCATCCCTCACGTCACGCGCAGAGGCTATTGCGCAGCGTCCTGGAGCAGCTGGCGAGGCTCTTACGCAAGAAGTCATTGACCGCCAGCAGGGGCAGCGTCAGCGTATTATGGAGCAGGCCAAAGAGCGCCTTGATTCCAGTCAGCCTTATTTTGATACGGTTGATAACGCTGTTGAGGCACTGCGCACCAAGGCTTCACCCCTCTACGATCAGGCCTACAAGGCTAAGCTTCCCCCAGAGGCTCAGTATCAGCTTCAGACCGTCATGGATGATGTAAACGCTGCTTTTCCTGAAGCTGCAAAATATGCCGAAAAGCTATTTTTGGCTGAGAGGCGGAAGAATTTTAAAGAGACCGGGACAGCTGCTCTTACCAGCCAAGATTTTGCGGGCTTGCCGCAGATCCGGCAATACGATTACATCATGCGTGGCCTTGGTCAGGTCATTGACAGCCAAACTGACGTGGCCGGAAAAGTTACGCAACTCGGTCGCGGCGCCACCATGCTGAAGAATGAGATCGCCAGCACGCTTGATAAAAATGTCCCCGAGTTTGCCGCTGCTCGTGCTCAATATGCTGGCGACATGGAGGTCAAGAACGCCCTGACAAATGCCCGCAAGGAGTTCATGACGGCTGATCCTGAGGAGCTGAAGCTGGCGTGGAAAGGCATGTCTGATGCTGAGAAGGAAGCCTATCGTGCAGGCGCTATTAAGGCCATGCGCGACAAGCTTTTTGGCAGCGCTGACAATACAGATGCAACCAAGCGTATAGGTCAGGCCATTCAAGATCGAAGAGACTCGCTCAATATTATCATGCCCGAGCAAATGAGTGGTCAGCTGTTTCAAGCTTATCTTGAGACGGAGGCAAAGCTTGCGGCAAACGCTCAACGCATCAAAGGCGGATCTCCGACAGCTCGCCGCTTAGAAGGCTTGAAGGATCTTGAATCCGCCCCTGACATGACTGCTCTGGGCGTTGCAAAGGACGTGGCAACAGGCAAGCCTGCATCCGCACTGAACAGGGTCTTCAACTTTTTAGTGCAAAACCCTTCGATCCCTGAGAAACGTGCAAATGCTATCGGCGAAATGCTACGCTCTGGAACGCCAGAAGAGGTTGACCGTGTAACCAAATCTCTTTCTGCCTATGCTGAAGATCAGGCAGCAAAGGCGACCAAGCAGCGTGCGCTTGCTACTGCGGGGACCAAGGTCGCTACCAAAACCATGGGCGGCAGAATGCCAGAGCAAGAGCCGTATCAGATGCCGCCCTTGACCATCAGACGAGGCCCTTAAACAACCTCGCAAACAGCGTGTCGCGGGTCCTCATGTAGGACTCGTCCACACCGTCGATGTATCCGGCCCAGTAGGTTTCGTAAACGTGCAGCGCATAGGGATCTCCTAAGCGCTTTATGTGCTCGTCTGCCCTGCCCTCGTCGAAGAGGTAATTGTGACGAAGGTCAAAGGGAAAGAACTCGTGCTGGGGGCGAATGTCACACAGACATTCCTTCGAGATTTCCACAGGTAAATTTACAGCGTGGTATGCCCAGGTCCCAACTTCAAGCGCAGCCGGGATCCGATCCAGCCATTTCCCAATGAAATCAGCGCCTGGCTTGGCGATGATCGGCGACATGGCCAGCGAGTCAGGGCTTTCCCGAGCCAGCACCATCTCTGGCCCCACCAAGGGCGTCAGGGGCTTCAGGAGTAGGCTGTCGGTATCTAGGTATATGCCGCCATGCTCTTGCAGGATACGCAGGCGAAGCACGTCCGCCTTGTATTGGATATGCGTCAGCGGCACCCCGCCGATCTCGGTCGGGAGATCGACATGTCTTACCTCAAATAGGTCCTTCACCATGTACCAGTTGGGATTGTTGCGGGGCACCTCATTGCACCACATGATGATGGGCTCGAGGTGGTGAGCAGTCGCCGCCAGCACGGCCAGCGAGTTGATGAAGCTGAAGGGCCTGCTGCCAGGCTGCGTGAGCCAGATGAAGTGTATCAATGCGGTCTCCCCATGCTTGGGTTGGTTTGGGCTTTGATGTCGGGGTTAGCCCAACACCAACACTCTCGGGTGTCGTTTTGGAAGCAGACCCAGAGCAGATGGTGCTCGGGCCCGTAGTCAATCCATGCGATACATAGGGCCTTGCCCTTGGGAGTTTCCACCGGAAGCGGAGGATTTAGCTGATGGATCATATTTCATGGGCCTCTTTGGGATGACGGAAGGTGAGCAGTATAGCTCTCCGGTTTTCACGCACCTGCGGCAATCCAGATAGATCGCCTTGCTCGGTGATAGCCACAACTCACCATCCGGGTGCTCATAGCAATACATGTCCTCTGTGTCGTACTCCGGGCGCCGGAGCCACCCGAAGGACCAATACCACCCGTGTCGGATGATGGGGTCTGGTCTCATTGTACTGATTCCTATGGTTAAATTTTCACAATTATATGCTACAACACATCGTCGAAGTGGGGAACATGAAATGTACCTTACAGCTGAGCAGACAAAAAATTTATGTGAAAAGCACGGGTCCATCCGAAAAGCGGCTCGCTTTTTGGGTCTGCCAGAGTCAACCGTTCGATCAAGAATCAACAACGAAAGACCAGTCAGAGTTTCAGAATCAGTTGTTAAAATTCATGATATGGAGAAAGAAATAGACGATCTAAAGCGGCGGTTATCATTTTTCTCAACCAACAAGCCCAAATACATCGGCGGTCGTGTAGATAGCGCCACCACAGTCGTCGCCATAGGCGATACGCACGACCAGCCAGGAATGCCAAAAGATCGGTTCAAATGGATTGGGCGGCATTGTGCCGCAGTCATACCGCACCGGATCGTCCAAATCGGCGACTTCTGTTCTTGGGACTCGGTCTCAACCCACGATGCGCCTGGCAGTGTTAATCACGCCATGAGGCCATCATTCAAGACAGATCTGGAGAGTTGCGAAGAGGCCATGGGCCTCTTTTTTAAGGAGATTAAGGATCTCAACATCCCCATGGAGCTGACGGCGGGGAACCACGAAGACCGGATCCAACGTTTTGAGAACAAAAACGCCGAAACTGTTGGAACTCTCTATATGCAGCTGGAAGAGTTGTGTGCGCGCTACCGTTGGCGCTTGCATCCTTACGGGCAATGGCTTTTCATAGACGGTGTTGGGTTCACGCATGTGCCCAAGAACATCATGGGGAAGCCGTATGGTGGACAGAACAGCGAAAATCAGATTGCCAACCACGCAACGCACAGCATCGTCTTCGGCCACACTCACCGTTCCACCTTTCGAAAGACGCCAAAGATCGGCCTCAACAACTCCATCGAAGTTCTTAATCTGGGAAGCGCCATGCCAGACGGCTATGTGGCGAAGTATGCGGGGACCGCGACCTCTGGCTGGTCGTATGGTATCTATGAGTTGTCAATAAGATCGGGACACATCATTTCCCACCGTTTCATTGACATGTCTGAGTTGCGGAGACGGTATGAATGAGACTGGACGATATGCACCCGTTCGCGGAGGAGCTGTGCGCCATGTTCCGAGTCAAGCATGGCCCCATGGATGCCGAAAATGAAATGGCCCGCGAGTTGATTGCTTTGAACCTTCAGGTCGTGCAGCTGCATGAACGCGTTCGCGATCTTGAGCGAGACCGTCATCGTGCGTTTCACCGAGAGCCAAGCATCCATTACATGAGAACTCACTCACTTCCAATCGACGATCACGATTGGTTTGCGCCGGAGATCACACATGAGCGGGAATGACGACGACATCATTGAGCTGGTTGATGATAGTGATATCACTACTATGGATGACGCTGTGTCCCAGCGTTGCTATGCTTTTGTGCATCTTGCTAAGTATGCCGAGGCATCATCCGACCCGACCGCCAGGGACTTAACCTACACAATGATGCGCAAGGTTTGCTCGTCTATTAAGGCCACGTCGACGGCGGATTTGCGGGTAATTGAGGGCGGCGCTTCTAAATAGCCGTCACAAAAATCTGGCAATATCGTCAAGCTGATCCCAGCAAATAGGAGATAGTCATGGATAAGGAATCCCTGCGCCTTGAGGTTGAGGCTGTTCTTGAATCAATCCAATACGCTCTTGATCAGGCAAGTGTCGATCTAGATGCAGCCTTTGAAGAGGAAGAGTCCGACGAAGTCGAGATCCTGCCTGGTGATTGCAGCTTTCCCATCGTGTGGAGCGTTGGCGATCCTCCTTGCGACGGAGAAGGCGGCGAGCCCATTGAAAACCCCATGGTGCTGCGCGTTCATTCAACAGAAGAACTCACAGATCCCAACACCAAGTATGACATCTCCTTGCAGGATGCCGTGTCGTCCTTGATTGAGATGTTGAACGGTGACGAGGACCTGAGGCTAGTCGCCATGCAGGTGCGTGATGGGCTGAACGAACTGGCTGACCAGATCACCATGGCCCTTGATTCCGATTGGTAATGGCTTGAGGGGGCTTAGGCCCCCTCTTCCCCCTCTAAAGCCTCGCGGGCTACTGTTCTTGCTAAATCATTCAGACCCCACTCACCGAGGCTCAGAAGCTCCTTGAGAGCGTCTTCCAGTTGAGCGATGCGGTCGGCGGCTTTCATCGCATCTTCCGACGCAAGAAACGAAATACGCCCCGGTCCAGCGCTTCCCAACGAGCGCAGCCGTTTTACAAGATCAGTCATCTTTCCCCTCCAGTGCTTTGCGGGCGATGTGCATCGCGCTGTCGCCGTCCCAGAACCCCAGCGCCGCTATCTCCCGCAGCGCCGCATCCAGCTTCTCAATGCGCTCGTGCGCTTCCGTCATAGCGTCAGATGCCATAGTCTCGCGATACCCTTTGCCGTAAAATTTGAAAGCCCACCACTTAAGCCTTTCGACCAATGAGGATGATTCCCACGGCTTATCGTCAGTCATCTTTCTCCTCCAGTGCGATGCGACAAATCAGTTGCACGTCGTAGCGAACCAGCGCGCTGTCTGTTGCAATCTCCCGCAGCGCCGCCTCCAGCTTTTCGATGCGGTCGGCGGCTTCATTGGGTAGCTTGACGTCTGGGTACTGGCGCAGCCGCTTCACAAGATCATCGCTCATGTTAACTTTCTCCTGTTTTTTTAACACGTTCTGCGGATATGTTTATGTCATCACCATATACTGGCGCAGGGACGCAGTAGATTTTGCTGCTTGGCCTATCGCACTCAGGGCAGCGCATTTTCGCTGCAAGCTCTGCGGCTTCAGAGATTGGCATTGGCAACTTAAAGGCAAACCACTCGTGCCTGCACCAGCCGCAGTGAACGAGCATGGAGTCGGGGGCGTCAGCCATCACTCATCCCCCTTCTCAGGCGGCGCAGGCAAAGGCATCCAATGGGTGGGCATATCATCATCAATGATCCAAGATGGCCAAATTACGCCATGTGCGTAGTGGCAAACATGATAAATTTTAACAAACGGCTCATCTTCAGGAGGACGCCAATATGCAAGGAAGTACGTCCCATCCTTTGGCGCGGTGTCGATTGGTTGCCATTCAGTCATTTCTTTTCCTTTCGCGCTTCAAGCATAGAGTCCGCAAACCAATATGCTTTCTGGGACAAATCAGGAAACATGAAGTCAGGAGCCCTTGATATCAACCCCGTCAACGCCGCCATAGCAAACTGGTCGCGCAGGGTCAGCGTCTCGCTCATGGAAATGGGGATGGTGACAGGGCGGTGGTAGCCAACCTCGTTCATGATGTTGTGGCGGTAGTAGAAGGTTTCTTTCTCTTCAGTCATCACTAATCCCTCTCCAAGCTCTCAAGGTCATCTTCGCATCATAGTAATCCACAGGGCGCATCCCGAGGTCTTTGCACATAGCAATCTCTTGCTCGGTCAGGTTCTCCTTAATGAACCTCTTAATGCCGCTCAACACCGTCGTGTGGTCCCGATCACCGCACAGGCGCCCGATCTTCGACAATGACCACCCACAAGCGTTAAGCTTTACAAACACCTCAAATCGGCACTTGGTGTGCTTCCAGCTCTGCGACCTGCCACACACCTCCTTCCATTCAACCCTGTGTTTCTCAAGGATTGGCAGGATCCGTTCCTTCAGCTCAGGGAACCCACGCAGGCCCTGTAGAAGCACAGCTGGCTGTAAGGAGTGGGCGAGCCTAGTCAATGGAGGCGTTACAGGAGGGGCAGGGGCGGGCTCTGGCTCGGGTTCTGGCAGTGCAGGCGGCTTGGGTGGCGGTCCACCATTCAAGCGCGCCCTGACGGCCTTGTAATGATTGTGAAGGTCCATGAGGGCGTCAGACATTTCCCTCTCCCAATGCTGCAATGACAATACCATCTATCTCACTACTGTAACGATCTCGCTTATTGTTGACCTTGACAATCTCCCGGAGGGCTCCCTCCAGAAATTCAATCCAACTAGCCTGCTCAAAAATTCTGGTCTCAAGCTGATCCACTCGGCCTTCGGCCTCAATATATTTGTCGTGCCAGCTGCTTTCTTGCGCCGCCCAATACTGAGCCATTTTTAGTTGATGTTCCTTTGATCGCGTCATATGCGTGGGCCTCAATTTGTTTTCTGGTTGCGTCATCATAAACGTGCTCCAGGGCTATCTTAACAACATGCCCCATGTGCTCGATCATGTTCTGGATGTAGCGGGCAGCCTCGTCACCATCAGGGTTGATCGGTGTCTGCCATGTGCCTGGCTGATCGTCATAGTTGGTCTTGGTTGCTCTCAGTTTGGTCTGGATCTCGATCATACCGCGTTCCTCTTGTGTTGCAAGAACAACTTACTCGGTAATCATTAACAAGTCGTTTTTCTTCGGAGGCAGGTAGCACAATTTTGCATGTTTCTGACAGTACGACCCCCTCACTATCTTCTCACAGCAATATTCGGGCCGACTCATATCATTGTTCGTGATGTAGCGGCATGACCACCACCGGAGGCTCAGTATTCCATTCTGCTGGTCCTTCATCGCTGGCTCGTTTGGTAATGGGGGAGCCGAAGCTCCCCCGCGCTAGGCTGCCGCCATGTTTATATAACGCTGCTTGTACCTCTCATGTTGACGCGCAAGTTTGACATTCCAATGATTCCACCCGGCAACGTGGCAAGCAGCCATTCCCCGAGGGTCTTTCACGCCATAGGATATGCAGACTTTCATGTGTGCTACCCCAGCCGCGATGTTCTCATTGCAGTCATACATTTTGCCGGGGTCGAACCCTAAGGTCTTTGCCGAAGAGTCAATCAGCTGAAAGACCCCCTTTGCGTGGCCGTGGCGGGTCTTTGGACCCGTCGCGTTGCACCTATACCCGCTCTCGACCTTTGCGATCTTGAGGGCGCTGGCAACCCATTCTTCACCCAGTTCTTTCCGCACCACCGTGGTGATCCGGTCAATCACGACTCTCTTCTTCTGAGACTCGGCAACCTTCCCCAAGTTTACCGGCTCACGCCTCAGCGCTTCCTCGCGCCAAAATGAACCTGCATCTTCCTCAGTGGCTAGGACTGGCGACGACAGTAGTGCTAGTCCCGTCAAAGTGTACGCTGATTTCTTGAGCATATGGTAGATCCTCATCAACAGGCTGCGTTGCCACGGCAGCAGGCTTCTCTCCTTCAGTATCGTTCAAGGCAAACTGCGCCGAGAACGCAGTGTAGTTTATGTTATCAATGTAGTTGTCGGCAAGCTTAGGGTTTGCGCGGCGTCTCGCCAGTTTTATCGCCTCCATGACCACGGAAATTTCATATTCGTTGTATTCCCTCCCGCTGATCAATGATGCAATTTGAGCCGCATGACTGAACACATCTTTAATGTCGCCATACATTTGGCCGCGATCATTCAAAATTTCGACGGTTTTATAGAGAACGTCCTTATGGTTCATTGTTTTCTGTCCCATTGTTTGATTTTACCGACGTATCGGTGGTTGAGGGCGATCAGCCCATGGCTTTTGTACGCTTTAGTGACTGGGTCTGGATAAAACTCATCGACGATGACGAAGTCATAGTTCATGAGCACATGCACAAACTCTTCAAGAGATTTAGAAGGGTGATCGACAACAAGCCGGTGAACTGGCTCGCTGATTTTATCAATACCGCCTCTGGTGGGCATGTGCATGATGATTTCAAAACGCATTTGGTCTCCTTCCTGGGAAGGGGGCGCCCGTAGACGCCCCCAATTTTGTTAACCGAAATCCTCATCATCAGCCATGGCTGGCTCAGGCGAGCGAGCCGTTGGCGCAGATGCGCGAGACGATCCTGTAGAAGGCGGCACAGCCTTCACAGCAGGCGCGGGCTCGGGATCAGACCCGCGAGCATTCGGGCCAAGGTCTTTCGGCCTGTCAACCCACGCGGAGATCTCGAAGACCGGGCGATAGTTGGTAGACTTGCGGGCGCCAGATCCGCTCTCGATGGCCACAGTGTCTACCAGAGCCACCACGGGCAGCTTGCCTGCGTTGTCCTTAACGCCAGCGAGGTAGTCATCGTGAAGCTTGTCCATGCTCGCCAGAAACGCGCCTGACGTGCCTGCAAGTTCACGGCAGTCGCTGCCGCAATCCTTGCCAAGCCTCACGCTCATTCTCATGCCCTGCTTATGGTTCTCAGAAGGGCACGCAGGCAGGACAGACCCAAGCGGAACCATGACGAAGTCAGGAGCCGAGCCAGTGGCGAAGTTGATGTAGCCGACCTCGGCATTCTCAAAGTCAAAGACAGCCTTGAACTTCTTGGTGATGTCCACAGGCGTTGACATGCCGTCAACCTTATCGACACGAAAGACGCGCCCAGCACGAGCGTCGTACTTGATGATGGGCAGGAAATTCTTGCTGCCGGTGTTGATGTTAAGACCGAGACCCATATCCGTTTTCCTTCTACCAAATGCGTCTGTCTGGCCAGACGCTCGCCTTCGCCCACATGGGCAGAACCTTACAGACCCCACACCTCAAATGCCGCTTGGCGCGCGAGAGGGTCTGAAAAATAGAAACTGTCGGTGTCAGGCACCACGAAAGACGCCAACACCTTTGGGTCATCGCTGATCGCGAGGAACCGCTGGATCGTGAAGGCGATGCGCTCCAAGGCCTGCACATGCTCGCGCACGTTCTCAAGCTTGTACGTGGCCACCTTCTTCGGTGTGATGTAGGTCAGCCGGGCGTCGATGTTGTCGCCGAGGCAGGCCGCATACAGAGCCACCTGACGTGCGTGATTGACCTTGATCTTCGACGGCAGGGCGTGGGTGGTCTTGAGATCGAGGAGGATCCCGTGCTCCTCCCACGCAACGTCATAGAACCCGATGATCGGCACAGCGAGGCCTTCAACATCCCACGAGATCTTGCCCTGCGTCGATGATGGCTTGCCGTAAGGGCGAAGCTCCTCAAGGGCCTGCTTCACCATCTCAGGGACAGCCTCGGCCTCCTTAGCGCGGCGAGGATCGCCGCTGAGGGATGTCAGCTTGCCAAAAGTATCCTGAGCGATCTTGATGCCCTCAGACGTGCTGAGATCGTTCAGCAGCGCCTGCACGACGCCATCCTCCACCGCAGTCCCCCGGTGTGCAGCAGCGCCCACCTGCGACCGTTTCCCCATCAGCCGCTCAAGCACGAACGACGCCGGAGAGCCGATGAATGTATTGCAGGCGCTGGGGGAAAGGTGCTGAATGCCGTAGGATTCAAAAGGATTTGTTGGACTGGTCATGTGATTCGCTCGGTTGATCTGGGCCTGAAGCTGAACGATCTGAAATTGTTCGTCAACCCCAAATTTTCACTTTCTACAGATTGACACATTGGAATTTTTGTCCAACTCTGGGGCATGACCAAATCAGATATCGACTGGGATCTCATCGACGACCTTGCTGAAAAGCATGGCGTTTCGTACTGGGCCCGCCGCAAGTGGCGGCAGCGAAACCATGTTCCGCACAAGTGGAGATGGGGCCTCATCATGGATTCCGACGGCAAGATCAGCGTCAAGCACTTTGACCGCATGGATCGCGAGGGAGGCAAGTTTTGACCCTATACATCGGCATCGATCCCGGCCTGAACGGCGCTATCGCCTTCCTCCACACTGAGAAGGGCCACTTGTCCATTGTGGACATGCCCACCCTTGAGGTGAAAAGGAACAACAAAACCAAGCTTGAGGTGAGCCCTGTTGGCGTTGCGGTCGCCATGGGCCTCGCTGGGAAAGTATCACGCGCAGTGTTAGAGCGTGTTGGGGCGATGCCGGGTCAGGGGGTTACTTCGGTTTTCTCCTTCGGTCGCAGCGTCGGCATCATTGAGGGCGTGCTCGCCACGATGCTGATCCCTGTGGATATTGTCACCCCGCAGGCGTGGCAGAAAGCGGCGAGTGTCCGTGGTGGCAAGGATGGATCCCGCCAGAGGGCGATGGAGCTGTTCCCTAATTACGCGGGGATGTTCATTCGAAAGAAAGATGATGGGCGCGCTGATGCGGCCCTCATGGCTTGGTATGCAGCAACTAAATAGGTCAGACCAAAATGAGCATCGACGCTAAACAAAAGGATCTCGTCCACAAGCTTCTGGGTATGCTTGGGTCGGACTTCGATGGAGAGCGCGCCGTTGCGGCGAAAAAGATCTCGGACATCGCCAAGTCCCACAAGGCCTCAATCCCCGATCTGATGCGCCTGTGCTACGCATCGTCATCAAGCTATCGGCAGCCACCGCCGCCGCCACCACCACCACCTCGGCAAGATTACGGCCACTATCACCACGACACATCTTGGTCTCATCCAGTATTATTGAAGGAAATGAGCCGTCTCATTGAAGAGTGGGGCGTTGAACCGTTGAGTGCTTGGGAGGCGAGCTTCGCCGCCGATATTTGTGACCGCTTCCCCGACCGTCTGTCAGAAAAGCAGTTGGCGGTGGTTCAGCGTATCCTTGAAAAACTCAAAAAATGCGCCACGGGCGCCTTCTAATGCAGCGAGACAAAAATGAGACCAGAAATGTCGTTTGATCCAGAATTTGCCGACCCGACGGAATGGGCGAAGATGTATCGGGAGCTCGGCCTTCAGGTCGTGCCAGCCATGCGCCCTTCCGAACACAAGACACAGTGGAAGCGCCCGGCGCTCCCCAAGTGGCGAGAGCTCGAGCACGAGCTCGCCCCAGACTTCACCTTTGAGCGCTGGTATGGCGATAATGGCGAACACGCCCGGCGCTACAACATGGGCTTGATCGCTGGCGCCTGCTCGTCAGGCGTCTTCGTCGTCGATCTAGATTTGCACAAGAATATTCGCGCGCAGGCTTGGTGGGACGAAATGTCGCACATGCAAGTGTCCGCAGGCGAGCTCGACACGGTCGAGCAGGAAACGGGCGGCGGTGGCGTTCAACTGTTCTTCCGGGCGCCGATAGGTTGGATCCCGCCGACCTGCAAGACGTCGATCGGTGTAGACATCCGTGGCCAAGGCGGATTCGCCATGCTGCCACCGTCAATGCACGAGAGCGGCACAGCATACCGTTGGAAAGATGGCCAAGAACCTTGGGAGATGGAGATCGCCACGGCCCCCCAGTGGCTCTGTGACCAGATCAATACCCTGGCCCAAGAGCATGGCGGCTCCAGTGGAGCGACATCAAGCCCGGCACAGCGTACCACTAGCCCCGGTACGTCAACAGACGCCTTCGGGCGCATTGTAGACGGGCGCGAGGAGCACATGACCAAGATGGTCTGGGCCCGCGTCGTGCAGGAATATCGGGAGTCCCCGATCATGCCCGGCCAGGCCGAGCAGGACGAGATGCTTCGCGAGCTGTTCTCAAAGTACGAGCGCGCCGCCAAGTCCCGGATCGTCGAGCGCGGCACACCGAATCACATCTTGCTAGAGCGCGAAGGCCGAGGCATCACCCTCTTCAAGCAGAAGTGGAAGCACGCCTTCGACCAGTGGGATGCAAAGGTCAGGGATCACGCAGGCGCACCACCGCCTCCGAAGGATAAGCCCCAGCAGTCATCATCTGGTCAGCGACAGGCTGGCCAATCTCAGGCGGAGGCTGAGCCCAAGAGCGAGGCCGACGCCAATGCGGAAGACCCCGGCGCTGAATTCCGTGAAGATTTCAACCTTTTTGAGCTCCTCTCAGTGACAGCAATCAAGAACCTACCGGACCCTGAGTGGCTCATCGACGGCATGGTGATCGACCGTGGCCTTGGGTTCGTCTTCGGGCCGCCGGGCTGCGGCAAGTCCTTCATTACCCTGGGGCAAGCTCTGTCCATCGCCTGCGGCCTTGATAGTTGGTGGGGCCGCACGATCAAGAGAAAGGGCCCCGTAGTCTACATCAGCAGCGAGGGCGTGGGCGACATCAAGTTCCGTCTCAGGGCGTGGGAGAACCACCTCGATGTAAAGGCCGACGAAGCCCCCTTCTACCTGATCAGGCAGACCATCAACTTTATGCTCGACACTGACGTGGATCGCCTACTGCGCACGATCACCACCCTGTGCGAGCAGCTGGGCGAACTCCCCGTCATGATCGTCGTGGACACCGTCTCCCGCGTTCTACCCGGCGCCGATGAGAACCTACAGAAGGACATGACGCTGTTCATCAAGGCCTGCGACGAGGTCCGCGAGACCTTCGGGGCAACGGTCGTCGGGGTCCATCACACCAGCCGGGCTGGCAACATGCGCGGATCCACCGTCTTCGATGGCGCAGGTGACTTCCTGTTCGGGATCGAACGCGACGAAGGCGACATGATCGGGACAATGACTGCGAAGAAGATCAAGGCCGCCCAGGATGGCTGGAAGCAGTCCTTCGAGCTGATTGAGGTGCCCGTCGGAGACATCAAGGCGACCCGCAGCTTGGTGGCCGTGGCGTGCGAGCAGAGGGCGCCTGAGAAGTCCGCGCTGCCCCCGAAGGACGTGTGCAGGAAGATCCTCGCCGACATCTCGACGGCATGGAACTCAGGCAAGCCGTGGTCTTCTGTGCCACAGACGAAGGCCAAGGGACGGTATGCCCCATCCCTCATCAAGACTCGTCACGGCGTCCCTGAAAAGCTTGCTGTGCTACTGATCCAGACATGGCTAGAGAACGATGTGCTGATTTCTGAAATGTGCGACAAGTCAACCAAAATGCAGGGTCTCAAGGTAATAGGGAGCATAGATTGATGTTGAAAGTTTTATCGCTAGGGGCTGGCGTTCAGTCCACTACGCTGGCGCTGATGGCCAAATTTGGCGAGGTCGAGATGCCAGACTGTGCCATCTTCGCTGATACGGGCGCTGAGCCCGAATCAGTTTACAAGCATCTGCACAAGTTAATTGCTGAGCTTCCGTTTCCTGTTCACATAATCAGCGCTGGCAACATCCGCGACGATCTGATCAAGGGCACGAATACGGGTGGCTCAAAGCGCTTTGCGTCAATTCCTTTTTTCATGGATCAGGGCAGCAAGGGGATCGGTATGGCTCGCAGGCAATGCACCTCGGAGTACAAGATCAAGCCGATAGACAGAGAGCTCAGGTCATTGCTTGGATATGGTCGAAGGGCTCGGGTGCCAGCAAAGTCGGTTGAGGTCTGGATCGGCATTTCGACCGACGAGGCTATTCGCATGAAGCCCGCAGCGATTCAATGGAAGGTTAACCGCTGGCCACTCATTGAGCTCGGGATGAGCCGGGCAGCTTGTCTTGAATGGATGACCCAGCACGGTTGGTCGGCGCCAAAGTCCTCCTGTACTTTCTGCCCATTCCGCTCTGACGAAAGTTGGATCAGCATGAAGGCGACCGATCCGGCCTCTTTTGAGGACGCTGTTGGGGTGGATAAGGCGCTCCGCTCAAACGGTGTTATGGGAACCTTTAAGGCCGTCCCATACATCCACAGAAGCTGCAAACCGCTCGCCGAAGTTGATCTCAGAACCAACGCGGAAGTCGGCCAGCCGGACCTGTTTATGAACGATTGCGAGGGCATGTGCGGGGTCTAAAACGACCGAACCACCCTTGCGGAGGTTGCGGAGGTCTCTCTCTAAGTCATTGAAATCATTGAACGGAAGTGTCTACGGAGGTTGCGGAAGTCTAAAACTCAAGTGCCTGAAATCATTGAAGAAAACATACGGAAGTTAACGGAGGTTGAACCCCTATACTTCGTATAGGGTGGCGGACCTCCGCCGCCACCCCGAAGTAAGCAAGTCTGTCACACGAACTGAGCAAAAGGAGCACAACATGGCCAAGCCTAAATTCGAGAACGGCAAAGAGCAAAAGCACAGCTTTGGCATACCCGTGGCAAGGATGGACCCGCCGCCATGGCAGACGACGGTCGGGATGTTCATCAGCGGGCAAGCGGAGGTGGACGAGCTGGACCTCGTGGCGATTGAGATGGAGAGGCGGTGGGGCGTAGGGCGGTTGAGGCTCCTGGTGGACACGGTCATGCGGGAGAAGTTCGACCGGCAGCGCTACCTGCTCAACCAGGCGCTGTGGCATGGCGAGCTGCAGGACGTGATCACCCAGGCTCGGAGGATGATCGCAGCCTGGCGTGCTCTGGATCGAGCTGCGGTGGCTGCTGGCAAGGCGGAGCTCGACACTGAGGTTTGGGAGGTGGTTATGCCCAGCGGGGCTGTGGCTGCCCTCGTCAGGGATCCCCACCAGGCTGGCAAGGTTGCGGCGCAGGATCGCGCCGTCAGGGTTTACACGCTCGACGAGATCGGGCGCCTGATCGAGGGCTTCCCCGAGATCCTCGCCGCCAAGCAGGTCTTCCCCGGCGCGACTGTCGAGAGGGTCAGGACGAGGGTTACGGATCCGCTCGACGCTGTCCCCGACTCCAAGGCGCTCATCGACGACGTCATGCCGTTTTGAGGATCCAGACCATGGCCGCCTACTACAACGAAATTGAACCCTACGCAGCCGAATGGCTCCGCAACTTGATCAAAGCAGGACATATCCCCCATGGCGAAGTCGATACCCGGTCAATCGTCGATGTGGCGCCTGATGAACTTAGAGGATTCACCCAGTGCCACTTCTTCGCCGGGATCGGTGGGTGGGGGCACGCCCTCCGACTCGCCGGATGGCCAGACGACAAGCCGATCTGGACGGGATCATGCCCGTGCCAGCCGTTCTCGGTCGCAGGCAAAGGCGCCGGTACAGACGATCCAAGGCACCTGTGGCCCCACTTCCATCGCCTCATCACCGCCGTCAGGCCCCCTGTCGTCATGGGAGAGCAGGTTGCGGGACCGGCTGGCTATGGTTGGCTCGACGGAGTGCGCGCTGATCTGGCGCGAGAAGGTTACGCCAGCAGGGGAGTCGATATCCCGGCTTGCTCGGTGGATGCCCCCCACATCCGACAGCGGCTATACTGGGTCGCAAGCGACATGGGTCACACCCACGACAAGGGACTGGAAGGACACGCCGGGCATGGCGAAAGTCAGCAAGGATGGGCACAAGAGGATGGATCAACTGCCCAGGCAAGTGGCGGCCACATGGCCGACGCCAACCGCCAACAAGCACACGAAGAACAGCAAAGATCCCAGCCGCATGAAGGAGAACGGGGTTCAGACAGCTTTAGCCGATGCGGTCTGGATAACAGACAAGGCAACGGATTCTGGTCAGACCATATCTGGCTCGCCGGAGCCGACGGCAAATCGAGGCGCTCTCAACCCGGCCTTCCCCTGTTGGCTTATGGGGTATCCAACCGAGTGGGACGCCTGCGCGCCTACGGCAACGCCATCGTCCCGCAGCTCGCGGCGGAAGTCATAAAGGCGTTTCTTGAGGCTACGGAGGCCGCCTGATGGCCTCGGGCATAAAAAAGGCCCGGAGGTAGCTCCGGGCCGAGAAAGGCGTCAGTGAGGCTATGGAGGCCCAGGAAGGCGCATCCAGTGATCTGGGTGCATCTCTATCCCGTTTGCTTCAAAGAACCCGTAGGGCTTGTCGCTCCACGCAACGACATCAATGTAGTCACCTTGAGATGCCAGTATCTCAGTCCCGTCTTTAGGCGCCGTAGCAATCGGCATCCATTTCGCAATGAACCATTTTTTTTGTTTTTTGCGTAGGGACGGCTTCATGGTTTCGTGCAGGTTAAGATCGAAAAGCTCCAGAATTTCTTCAGTTTCTCTTAGGCTGCCGGACCCAAAGTTCGGAATGCGCAGCAGTTCGGCTCTTGTGCGCGCGGCTATGTCGCCCAGCGTCTCGAAGCCTTGCTCTGTAAAGCAATTTCTGAGCCTTTTGCTCATGTCTACGTCTTCAATGGGTGTATTTTTGTGTTGTTTTTCCAAGGCTTTGCTCCGTTTTGTTAGAGATAAGCTTTAAGCTTTTCGGCCAGCCACGATTCGTCAATCTTGCCCTCAGCGAGGGCTTGCAGCAGCAGATCGGTGGATCTGGGCAGGGGGCGCACCCCCATGATCCAGTTGAAGACCGAGCGGGTCGTGCAGCCGGTGATGAAGGCTAGATCCTTGTGCCGGATATTATGGTCGTCAAGGAAGGCCTGAAGGTTTCTCATTGGTCGCCCCAGTGGTCAGGGTTGTCGTATGGGTCTGGCGCCTTCTCCTCCGGCCAGAGCCAGAGGATTAGCAGGGTCATCGGTATCCCGAAGATCAGGGCGTCTATGAGCATTTGAGGGCCTCTCGAGCCTGTTGGCGGGTGGCGTGGTAGGTGAGGACGCCAGAGGGCGTGAGAGCCCTCCAGTCCCCGGCTGGGCGCTTCTGCACCCAGCCTGCCAGCGTGGCATCGTCCCGAAGGACCGCATATACGGGGTTCATGCGAACACCTTTGCGAGCACCTTGGCGCTCATGTTCTGGCGGGTCGAGCCGACCTTGCAGGCCTCGACTTGCTCCTTGGTGATGTAGCCCAGCTCAAGAGCGCGCTCGACCTTGAAGGTTTTGGTTGCTGTCAAGCTGTAGTCGAGGAAGAAGTGGTCGCCGTTGACGACAGCCTTGAGGTCGTCGCCAGCAGCCGCCATGCAGGCGGTGAGGGCTTCCTCCTTCAGCGCTTCATACTGTTTCTTGAGGGCCTTGAACTCGGCCTCGATCTGGGCGTAACGGTCGGCGAGGGGGGCTTCGTTGCTGAGGAACATGTTGGTCTCCGTTGGTCTGGTTGGTTGCTACAGGGTCAGAATACAGGGTTGGTGGGTGATTGCAAGAACTTTGTTCTATTCATTCTTCCTTTTCGGTTTTGCTGGTGGCGTAAACCTCCTCAATCTTGACCACCACCCAGCGGTCGCCGGTGTTGGCGATGCGGCGGTCTGCCTGCTGCTTGGCCTGAGACAGCCAGCAATAGGTGTCGGCGATGGCGATCTGCTGGGCGAAGGACAGGTCAGAGTCGTTGTTGATGAGGTAATACATGATTCAGGCTCCTTCGATGATGTTGAAGACGATCTGGTCGCGCTCGTCCTGCGAGACGCTGAACACGTCGCCGTTGGTCAGTTCGAGGAAGAGGTCGATCTGTTCCTCGCTGGGCTCCGGGGAGCCAATCCAGCGGGCGTAGTCGTAAGCGTCGCGGGCGTCTTGGCGCTTCTGGGCGATGTAGTCGTGGATCTCGATGAACATGCTGGGCTCCGTTTGGTTAATGATCAGATCAGTTCTTTTTGCCACTCTGCGCGACCGCAGTCGGTCAGGTTGTTGCGGGACAGGGCCAGCTTCGCCATCGCCTTGCGGGCGCCCTTGCTGGTCTTGGCGGCGTCCATCTCGCTGCGGATCTGGGCGACTGCTTGGGCGTTCATCTGCTTGGTCATGTTGGGCTCCGTTCGGTTGATGTCCCTACAATAATCTGATTCGCGGTGATTGCAAGAACAAAATTCTCCTTTTTCGATCTTTTTTGAAAATAATTTGCCCTCATGCTATGTTCTTGATCGAAAAGGAGCCGGACATGGGCAGACCGTCTAGCTATACGACCGAAACAGCCGAAAAAATCTGCGAGGCTATCGCCGCAGGTGGGCATCTCCACATCATCTGCCAGAAGGAAGACTGGGCTCCGCATGAGCGGACTGTCCACAGGTGGTTGCAGGATAGGGAAGATTTCCGCCAGATATACGCGCACGCGCGCGAACGTCAGCAGGAGGTCTTCGCGGCTGAGGTGGTGCTGATCGCGGACACCGAGCCAGATCCCGCTCGAGCACGCAACCGCATGGATGCGCGCAAGTGGCACGCATCGAAGGTCGCGCCGAAGAAGTGGGGCGACAGGGTCGAGATTGAGGCTAAGGTCGAGACGACAGGCGCCGCCAGCGAGGCCCTGCTGGCCTTCCTGGGCGCTCTGGAGGCCAAGAAACAGTGAGAGCTTGGCGGATCCCCGCCGAGGCCCGAGAGGGCATAGTAGCAGCAGGAGAAGCAGATGTTTACAGTGATGCACGCGCCCGGCACTAGAGAAGATAGGCGCATTTTGTATGCGTCGAAGAACGTGTGGTTCTATCCTGAGAAGGATGGGGCCCCGGCATATGTGACCCTCTCCGACGGCGATCATATTTTGTATGAAGGTTTGGCCATCGTCATGAACGACAATGGTAAAACCGTAGCCAAGTATAAGCTGGGCTGATGGACGACCTCGCGGCAGCCTACATCAAACTGAACCCGGTCGAGCGAGCAATCGCCGACTGGCAAATGTCGTGGATGGTCAAGAGGCTGCCGCACCAGATCCCCCCGAAGGCCGCCGACTGGGTGATCTGGCTCCTGCTCGCAGGCCGTGGCGCCGGTAAGACGAGAACCGCCGCTGAGGTGCTCGGGGCGTGGGCCACCCTGCGCCCTGGCACACGGTGGCTCGTCTCGGCCCCGACCTACGGGGATCTGACCGGCGTCTGCTTCGAGGGCGAGTCGGGCCTGATCAACTGCATCCCCCCGGCGCTGATCGAGACCTACAACCGCTCCGAGGTCGAGATCAAGATGATCAACGGCTCGACGATCAAGGGCATCACCGCCGAGAAGCCCGAGCGGTTCCGTGGTCCTCAGTTCCATGGCGGGTGGCTCGATGAGCTCGCCGCCTGGCAGCGGGCCGACGAGGCCTTCGATCTCTTAATGTTCGGTATGCGCCTCGGGGATCGCCCCAGGCTGATCTGCACCACCACCCCGAAGCCTAATACGATCATCAGGAACCTGCTGGCCCGAGAGGGCAAGGACGTGATCGTCACCAGGGCGAGCACCTATGAGAACCTTGCCAACCTCGCACCCACCTTCCGCGATCAGATCCTGCGCTATGAGGGCACAACCATCGGGCGCCAGGAGATCCACGCCGAGGTGATCAGCCCGGAGGAGATGGGCGTCATCCGCCGGTCGTGGCTGAAGCTGTGGCCCCACGATCGGCAGCTCCCAGAGCTTGAGTTCATCGTGATGTCGCTCGACACTGCCTTCACAGAGGAGACCGGCAGCACCACCCGAGGCGATCCCGACTACAGCGCCTGCGCCGTCTGGGGCGTCTTCAGCATGGGTAAGGAGCGCCGCGACATCATCTTGCTCGACTGCTGGCAGGACCGGCTGGGCTTCCCCGACCTCATCAAGCGCGTCAAGAACGAGTTCAAGGCCGTCTATGCCCCGAGGGAGCGGGCGATCCTCAAGCCCATGTTCGGGCCGACCTACACCGAAGACTCTGGCCGCAAGCCCGACGTGCTCCTGATCGAAGACAAAGGCTCAGGGATCAGCCTGCGTCAGACGTTGGCTCGGGAGGGGATCATCTCAGCGCCCTACAACCCTGGCAGGGCGAGGAAGCTTGATCGCCTCCACGCCATCTCGCCCCTATTCGCAGCCGGGCGTGTCTGGGTGCCCGAGAGCACCAAGATGCCCGGCTCCCCGATCAGCTGGGCCCAGACCATGATTGAGCAGCTCTGCACGTTCTCCGGCGAGGGGTCGATCCCCCACGACGACCTGATGGATGCCGGGGTGCAGGGGCTGCGCTACCTCGCCGACCGTGATATGATCCGCGTCACGCGGCCTGAGGCGCCCGAGCCTCGAGCCTATGACGACCGCCCGAAGGGGAACCCGTATGCTGCCTAAGTTCGACGCTGATCAGTACTTCGCCACGGGCGGTCGCGCGGTCGTTGGGCACACCATGGCGGCAGGCGAGCCGGTGTCGCTCGAGGAGCACAAGGGCGAGATCCGCCATAGGAAAGACAGCGGCGCATCCCGCATGGCGGCGGATTACGGTTACATCGACACGTCGAAGCCCGACCACGACGGTATGAAGACCGACGCCTTCGTCGGGCCGCACCGCGACTCGAAGAAGGTCTTCGTCGTCAACCAGCAGCACCCCCGCACCGGCAAGTTCAATGAGCACAAGGTGCTGCTCGGGTACAAGGACCGTGCCCATGCCCTGCGCGACTACGTCCACTCGTTCTCCGACGGGCAGGGCCACAAGCGGATCCACTCGGTGGTTGAGATGGGGACGCACGAGCTGAAGGACTGGCTGAAGAAGGATCACTCCAAGCCGCTTGAGAAGGCGAAGGGTGGTGACGTAAAGGAACCAGCCGCCAATCCGGCTACCCCAAATCAAATTTCTAAAGTTGCAAAGGACATTGCTGACATTGCAAATAAAGATAATCTTGATTTACAGCACCTCGCCTACCTCCTGAAGGTGGCGAGCGGCATGTACATGCCCCCGGAGCGGGCCATGGACTTCGCCAGGCAGATCATGACCGGCGATGTCGATGGTCTGTTGCAGCGCTTCCAGACCTACGCGCCGTCTGCTCGCACCTTCGCTCGGCTTAACGAGATGATGGGCGGCAAGCACGACTTCATGGGCTCTGGTCACATGGGCGATCAGATGGCGCGCATGAAAGGCCTTGACGGGCTTCAGCGCACCAAGGAGCATGTCGAGGGCGCTCTTGACAGTGATGTGGTCAAGTCCCGCCCAGCGATGGCTAAGGCACTGAAAAAACTCAGCAAAAGGATATAAGATGGACCCCATCGCAGAACTGATCAGGCAGCTGAAGGCTGATGCGAGCCTTCTCGAAGCAGCGAAAGAGATTACCGAGGCGGACAAGATCCGCTGCTATGACGACAAGATCCCCCAAGAATTGCTGGACGCAGCCATCGACGAGCTCGACGCCCGCAACTGGCGTTATGGCTGGAAGTCGAGCCAGATGCTTGGATTCGGCCACTGGAACGTGGTGCTGTCCGACAGCAAGGTCGAGCGCGAGGAAGTCTATCATGAAGTCCCCCAGTGCATCCGCGACCTCTGGGACTACATCCAGCCTCGTTTCATGCCGACCACGCCTGTACTCGTTCGGGCTTACTCCAACGCCCATACCTACGGCGTTGAGGGATACATCCACCGTGACAGCAAGTTCGAGACCGACGAGACCTGCATCATCTACGTCGAGAAGGACTGGAAGGCTGAGTGGGCAGGCGAGACCGTCTTCCTCGACGACAGCGACGACGTGATCAAGGCAGTCCTGCCTCGGTATGGAAGGATTACTATCTTCCCCGGCAACATCCGCCACGTCGGTCGGGGCGTCAGCCGGATCTGCCCGACGATCCGCCGCGTCCTTGTTTTGAAGGGCAAGCCCCGTGAGTAAGCGCCACTTGCTGTTCACGGCGCTGAAGCGCGTCGGCGCATTCCGCAAGATGCACAACTCCCACATCGGGCGGACGCTCGGCGAACATCTGGTGAATACCTATGATGACCTTTTACGCATGGGCGCTGAAGAGGACGTGGCTCTGGGCGGAGGCTTGCATTCGATTTATGGGACGAACGTCTTTCAGAAAGTGACCGTGACGCCAGAGCAGCGTCCGGTCATCGCCGGGCTGTTCGGCGAGCGGGCCGAGCGGCTGGCGTGGCTGTTCTCAAGGGTGAACCGCCCCAAGGGGCTCGAGGACGGCTATCCCCTCGACTATGAGACCGGCAAGCCTCTTCCCATGACCGAGCAGGAGCTCGACGACCTCCAAATGATCGAGGTAGCCAATCTGCTGGATAATGGTGTAAAATTGGGCCAGTACCCGACCCTTCACCGGATCCATGAGGCTATCAGGCCATGAACGACAACGACCTCCGGGCCTTGGCGGCCAAGCTGCTCAAGCACTATGTGGCCGACCAAAACCCGGTGGCCGAGGCGATTGTCGCCCAGATCCCCCTCGACCGACTGCCCGCCAAGGTCATTCCCCTGATCACGGCTGAGCAACGCGCACTGCTTGACCAGCTTGGCGGCGCTTGGGCCGACATCCACGAGAACAAGAACGTCGCCCTGATCGCTCAGGGCTGCGGCGGTTGCGGCAGCTGCGGCGATGGCGATGGTGGCGGCTCGGACGGAAACGGTGGCGGCGAAGGCGGTGGTTCAGGCGGCAGCATGGGCGACGGCATGGGGGATGCTAATTCTGCGGCTGGCGAGGCTGACGCGGGCACTGGCCTGTCAGCCGGTGAGGCCGCTGGCTGGGGTGGTCTGGGTGCTGGGCTTGGGTCGCAGGGCGCTGAAGGCTTGGCTGGTCTTGCGGACGGGCCTGATGGGCCCGATGCTGGCTTGGTTGGTTTGACGAGTGACTCTCTATCCTTGGCGTCACCAGCAGAGTTGGCTGCTATGGCGAACGCCCCGCAAGGAATCAGCGCTGACGCATATGCCTCTTTGGCCGACCAGAACGCTGCCTTAAGCAGCACTCTTGGAGCTGTAAGCGCCGGTTTGGATACCAGCGCTGCGGCACCGGAGACATCATCTGCCCCAGAAGCTGGCCCGGATGTAGGAACCGGGCCTGGGTCTGGCGGTGGCGGTACATCAGGAATTTTGGGATCGCTTGGCAACGCTATTGGCGAATTGTTTGGTGTTGGTACTGCTGAGGCATCTCCAAGCACCGCATCTTATCCGGCAACTCTCACCGCCGCCAAAAATGCCGCTGGAAGGGGCGAGTTTGATAGTTGGCTTAATAGCCTTGACCCCGCTTCTCGTCCGGGATGGGTTGATGCTAATCCAGACTTTGTCAACAGCCTACGATCAACAAGTAACAGTATTGCTGCGGCCAAGGGGCAGCAGGCCATTTATGGCTCGCAGCCAGGCCCCGCCGCTACTAATGTTTTTGGGGCTACCTACGGGCCAGCCGCTACCGTGCAAAGCGCATATGGTTTCAATGCTTTTGATCCGTCGGCTACGCCGGGAGCCCCTGGCCTTGGATCTAGATCTGGTTCTCCCGCGCAAAATCTTGCTGCGGCGCAAACATTTACAGGCGCTCCTCAAGTATCTGCTGCGCCCGTGGGATCGCCATTTGCCCCAGATATGGCGCCAACAATAACCACTACCACTTCGCCCGGTAATTTAGCGTCTCCTCTTGGTACTTTAGAAAACGAACAAGTTTCCGCTCTCAGCGACGCGGATCGTGCTGCATTGGCGCAAGCTCAATGGACAGCTGCTGGCAGATCTGGGTCTCCAACAGATGTTCAAGATTTAGAACAAGGCTTGAGCATGAATACGCTTGATGCTCTTGCCGCTCAAAACGCGCAAGCGGCTAATACAGTTGGGAATGTGGCGGCTGGGTTGCCTAGCTCTACTCCATCGGCTTTTGCACCAGCAGTATCTCCATCTGCCCCATCGTCTCAGCCCACCGCCATGTCGTCCACGTCAGCTCAGGCTCAGGCACCCAGCTATACTGGAGCGGATAATGGTACAGGATCTGGCGGCGATATATATGTTCCACCACTCACCACTGGATCGCAAATCATTGACCTTGCCACCTTCGATCCCACGGCTACCCCTACCGTTACGGCATCCGGACCTGCGCCTGACACCGCCACTGCCCTCCGCCGATATCTCGGCCTGACCGGCGATCCGACCAAGTATGGATTTGGCGCTGAGCAGCGGTTTTACGGTCCTGCCGCCGCTCAAGGCGGCTACTTCAACGCTGACCAGTACTTCGCCGACGGCGGGCTGGTGTCGCCCATGCAGCCTCCGTCCCAGCCAACCGTGCCCCCGTACCCCACAATGGCCTTCACGGACGGCGAGGGGCCTGTGGGCAGCATTGCCCAGCCTCCCGGCCTTGCTGCCAGTGATGCCTACGGTTCTGACGCGCCTCATGCTTCGCCGATGGCCCCGTCTATCGCTGCGTCGGTTCCGACCATGCAGCCTGGCCTTGCCACGCTGGCGATGAAGAACGTCAATGCCGCCCCTGCCCCGTCCCCGATATCGCAAAACCCAAATGTAGGGTATGCTTTCGGCCAATCACCTCTATCAAAACTGTAAGGCTCTCCCATGGATGAAGACGAAAAGGGCGCAGAAGTTGAGATGCAGCCCGATGCTGAGAGCGACATTGAGGAGCATGAAGACGGCTCCGCGACTGTAACGCTCGACGAGCCTGACATGGCCCAGAACGCCGAGTTCTATGCGAACTTGGCTGAGGACATGCCGACGACCGACATGATGATGATCTCCAGCCAGCTTCTGGAGTTCATTGAGCGCGACAAGGAAGCCCGGTCGCTGCGCGACAAGCAGTACGAGGAAGGCCTGCGCCGCACTGGTTTGGGCGACGACGCCCCAGGTGGCGCTGACTTCCAGGGCGCGTCAAAGGTCGTGCATCCCATGCTGACCGAAGCCTGCGTAGACTTTTCCTCCCGTGTCATTAAGGAACTGTTTCCTGCTAATGGCCCCGTAAAGGAATTTATCCCCGGAGAGGTTACGCAGCAAAAGCTTGAGAAAGCCAAGCGCAAACAACAGTTTATGAACTGGCAGCTCACCCAGCAGATGGTTGAGTTCAGGCCGGAGCTAGAGCAGCTGACCACGCAGGTCCCGCTCGGCGGCGCTCAGTACATGAAGATGATCTGGGACGAGCAGCGCAACCGACCGCGCGCAATCTTCGTGCCCATCGACGACGTTTACCTACCCTATAGCGCCACCAGCTTCTACACCGCTGAGCGCAAGACCCATGTTCAGTACATCACGCGGCTTGAGTTTGAGAAGCGTGTCGGCACCGGCATGTTTCGCGATATCAATCTCGTGGCTCCGCAAGAGCCAGATCTGACTGGTCCGGGCAAGGCCAACAACAAGATCGAAGGCCGCGAGCAAACCAGCTACAACGAGGATGGCCTGCGCACGGTCTTTGAGGTCGCCTGCTATCTCGACTTCGAAGACAACTTCGGCCTCGCCCCCTACATTGTGACCATCGACCACACGACAAAGGAAACGCTGTCGATCTACCGCAACTGGGATCCAGACGACGAGCAGCAGGAAGAACTCATTCACATGATTGAGTTTCCCTTCGTGCCCTGGCGCGGTGCCTATCCCATCGGCCTGCCCCACATGATCGGCAGCCTGTCGGGTGCGGCTACTGGCGCTTTGCGAGCCCTCCTCGACTCGGCGCACATCAACAACTTCCCCGGCATGTTGAAGCTGAAGGGCGGTTCTCGCGGTGGTCAGTCTGACCGTATTGAGCCGACGCAGGTGACGGAGATCGAGGGCGGCGTGGGCGTCGATGACGTTCGCAAGATCGCCATGGCCGTTCCGTTCAACCCGCCGAACGCCGTGCTTTACCAGCTTCTGGGCTTCGTCACCGAGGCCGCTCGCGGCGTCGTGCGCACGACCTATGAGAAGCTTCAGGACCAGAACCCGAACGTCCCCGTCGGCACCACCCTCGCCATGATTGAGCAGGGCATGACGGTGTTCTCGGCCATTCATGCTCGCCTGCACTACGCCATGGCGATGACGCTGAAGGTTCTGCACCGACTGAACTCAAAGCACATCGACGACGAGTACATCCAGCGCGTGACCGGCGAGGAGATGTGCAAGGCCAAGGACTTCCAAGGCCCGATGGATGTTGTGCCGGTCTCTGACCCCAACATCTTCTCAGACGTTCAGCGCGCCGCCCAGATGCAGGCTATTGTGCAGCGCGCCGCTGCTGTGCCCGGCCTCTATGACCAGCGCGCCGTTGAAGAGCGGTTCCTTGAGGGGATGAAGATCCCCGACTTCAAGCCGCTGTTGGCGAAGAAGCCCGAGCCCATTGAGCTTAACGCCGTCAACGAGAACCTCGCCATGACGCTGGGAAGGCCGGTGGCGGCTTTCCCAATGCAAGACCATCTAGCGCACCTTCAGGTTCACCTCGACTACCTGAAGAGCCCGATCTTCGGCATGAGCCAGTTGATCGGCCCTGTGTACATCCCCGGTGTGCTCCAGCACATCAAGGAGCACATGGCTTACTGGTACTCGCTCTACATCTATGAGCAGACCAGCAACGCCGCTGGCGTGCCTCTGGACGCCTTCCTTGAGGGTAAGGATCAAGACGTGTCGGCTGAGCTCGACCGCCTTCTGGCGATGGCCTCGCAACGTTTCATGCCTGACATTCAGCAGAGCCTCCAGGGCGTTCCGCCTGTTATCCAGCAGGCCCAGCAGTTCATGCAGCAATTTCAGCCGCCGAAGCCTCAGGATCCCACGCAGGTTCTCATGGCCGAGACGCAGCGCAAGGCGCAGTATGATCAGGCGAAGCTTCAGATTGAGCAAGAGCGTGTTTCCCGTGAAACACAACTTGACCAGATCAAGATGCAAGAGCGTCAAATGGATATTGCTGCAAAGCAGCAAATGAACGATGCGGACAACCGCACCGCGAAAGAACTTGCCGTATTTGAGGCCGAGCACGGCGGCAAGTCTAATCTCTCCACCGGCCACGGTATCAACCCCTGAGGTTCACAATGGATGACTCCCTTCTCCCCCAGCATAAGCGCCTCGCCATGGGCATGGCCGTGAACAACGAGCCGTCGGGCGCTGGTAAGAACATGGTCAATGACATGGTCACGCCGCATAAACCCTACGGTATCCACAGAAATCTTTCGGGCAAGAACGATGCCCCCTCCAAAAGCGGACTTTCTTCCTTCAATGCGAAGAAATAGTCCTTGACTTGGAGACTATATGCTTGAGATCATCATTAAGAGGCTACTCGAAGAACAAAGTCGGGTAGCCCACGAAACTATGGAGCAGCCTGGCGACGGCTCAGTCTTTGAGTACGGGCGCAGGGCAGGACGATACGCCGGTCTGGGTCGCGCTATTGCGATCATTGAGGAGACCTTGGCAGAAGGAGAAGATGACGATGAGCATGGCAGAAAGCGCCGTACTAGATCAGCTTACGGATGACATGGGTTATTTTTTCCCCGAATTAAGCGCCGGAATGACGCCATTCGGGTCGCGGATCTTGGTTCAGATACGCGGTGTAAAGGAAAAGCTGAACCCGTTTATCTTTGTTCCTGAAAAAACACAGGAAATTCAAAGAGATAACACCCAAGTGGCGAAGGTTATCGCCGTTGGCCCGCTCGCCTACAAGAGCCGCGACACCATGACGGATTGGCCCGAAGGAGCTTGGTGCAAGCCGGGCGATTTCGTGTGGCTCCCCAAGTACGGCGGCGACAGGTTTGAGGTTAACCTCCCTCAGACGCTCCATCATGCAAAATATGGCAAGGTCGAGAAGGTTCAGTTCGCCATCTTTGACGATCTGAACATTCTCACGAAGGTTCAAGACCCCCTTGCCGTCCCATTCTTTCTTGGCGCGTAGGAGCTGAGCCATGAACAGCACCGAAAAGGCTGAAATACAGGAAGAAAAGCTGATCCCGGTTGAGGCGCCGGAGGATGCTGACGATCATGACGAAGGTCATGAGGAGGCTGACGAGCGCCTTTCCGACTCCCTCAATGAGGAAGACCAAGAACGCCGCGAAGCGCGCCGAAACGAGCGCAAGCGGCGTCGGGAGAGCCAGCGCTTCGCCCGCGACAAGACCAAAGAGGAAATGCAGTGGCTGATGGAGCAGAATAAAGCTCTTCAGCAGCGCCTTGAGGCTGTCGAGCATCACGCCATCACGGCGCAGAAGGGCTCCCTCGACCAGAACTACAGCCAAGCCTTGTACGCAGTGCAAAGGGCTGAGTCTGACCTCGCCAAGGCGATTGAGATCGGCGACGGGGCCAAGGTCCCCGAGCTGCTGCGCCAGCGCGACCAAGCCATGGCTCAGGCTGCTGAGATCAACAGGGTCAAGAACCAGTTCTCTCAGGCGCCCGCTCCTCAGAACACCGAGGTAGCGGATCGGGCCAGGAAGTGGGCGTCTGAGAACACTTGGTTCAATGCCAACGGCAACGACCCCGACTCGTCGGCTGCGAAAGCCATCGACGCAGGGCTGGTCGCCGAGGGCTTCAACCCCGCCACCAAGAAGTACTGGAAGGAACTTGACCGGCGTCTTGCCGAGCGTCTTCCCCACCGCTTTGCAGATGATGAGGATTCAGAGTATACTGAGCCTCAGCAGTCCGGTCGGAGGGGTCCTCCGGTCGGCGGGTCTAGGGAAATGAGTGCCCCCGGATCCAAGAAAGTTTTTGTCAGCGCTGAACGCATCCAAGCGATGAAAGACGCTGGCTATTGGGATGACCCGGTTCTGAGGCAGCGCATGTTGAAGCGCTACCAAGAAACGGATCGTGAAATGAAATCTGCACGCTGAAGGAGCGAGCTATGAACCTTGGTAATGATGAACGACTCAAGAAAATGGTTGATCCGGCACGTCGTAGCCGCGCGATGGATGATCGCGCAGTCACAGAGAACCGAGAGCTCTCCGACGATGATCGCATCCAAATGTTTCGGGATTCGTTTTATCAAAGCGCATTGCCAGACCTGCCTGATATCCCCGGATATCATGTGTGCTGGCTGACTACGACCAATCCGCGCGACTCTGTTCAGGCGCGCTTCCGTCTCGGATACGAGCCGGTAAAGCCTGAAGAGGTTCCGGGTTGGGAATACGCAACCCTCAAGACCGGCGAATATGCTGGCCTTGTCGGCGTGAATGAGATGATTGCGGCCAAGCTGCCCGAGCGTCTTTACTACCGGATCATGAGAGAGGCGCACCATGACGCGCCACTGCGTGAGGAGGAAAAGGTCACGTCTGACATGGATACCATGGAGGCTCGCGCTCGTAGCAGCAAGACCCGCATGATGGAGGAAGACGGTATGTCCAGCCTGCGTGAAGCTGCGCCCAACCCGATCTTCGAGTAGGGCGTCCCCTCACCTAGCAAAAGGAATCGAAGATGTCTTCGACCAATGCTCCCTTCGGTCTCCGTGCGGCTTACAGCCCGTCGGGGATCATTCGTGAAATGCAGGGCACAATCCTGTCCACCTACGCTGCTGACCTCTACACGGGCCAGCCTGTCAAGATGGGCACCGACGGCACTCTTCAGGCCGCCGCTGCTGGTGATGCTTTCATCGGTCTCTTCGCCGGTTGTCAGTATCTCCCCTCAGGCGCTCAGCGTCCTGTGATCTCCCCCAGCTGGCCCTCGGGCACGACTGCGACTGAGATCATCGCCTACTACACCATGGACCCCTATCTCGTTTATGAGATTCAGGCTGATGGTTCTCTCTCGCAGACCAACGTCGGCAATCAGTATAACTTCAGCGCCGCTGCTTCCAGCAACGGTCTTGGTTATTCGATTGCTACCCTTGGCGTCAGCACCCAGACGACCTCTGGTAATGCTCAGATGCGAGTCGTCGGTATTGCTAACGGCATTGATAATGCCTCGGGCGATGCTTTCACAGTCGTGCAGGTGCAGATCTCGAAGCATCAGTACGTCGCCACGATCAACGCCTTCTAATAGGGAGCCCCTGTCATGGCAACACCAATGCGCAGTACGGACTTCCGGTCCATTGTCGAGCCTATCCTCAACGAGGCGTTCGACGGCGTTTACGATCAGCGCGCCGACGAGTGGAAGCAAGTCTTCCGCGAGGAGCGTGGCATTCCCCGCAACTACCACGAAGAGCCGGTTCTGTTCGGCTTCGGTGCGGCTCCTGAGCTTCCCGATGGCACGGCAGTCACCTACCAGTCCGGTGGTGTGCTCTTCATCAAGCGCTACCAGTACAAGGTCTATGGCCTTGCCTTCGCGCTGACGAAGGTTCTCGTCGAAGACGGTGATCACATCCGTATCGGCCAGACCTACGCCAAGCATCTCGCCCAGTCCTTGGTCGAGACGAAGGAGACGCTCGCTGCGAACGTGCTTAACCGCGCGTTCAACGGCGCCTATGCTGGCGGTGACGGTAAGTCGCTTGTTGCGACCGACCACCCGATCATCAACGGGACCTTCTCCAACCAGCTTGCGACCGCCGCCGCGCTGTCGCAGACCTCGCTGGAGCAGATCCTCATTCAGGTCCGCAATGCTGTTGACAACAACGGCAAGCGCATCCGTCTGAACCCGACGAAGCTCGTGGTGTCTCCGTCCAACGTGTTCCAGGCTGAGGTTCTGCTGAAGAGCGTCCTCCGCACCGGCACGGGCAACAACGACATCAACCCCGTGAAGTCGATGGGTCTTCTGGCCGGTGGTCAGGCTAACCTGTCTCGTCTGACCTCGACCACCGCTTGGTGGGTTGAGACCGACGCTCCCGAGGGTCTGAAGCTCATGATGCGCCGCCCGCTTGAGAAGAGCATGGAAGGCGACTTCGAGACCGACTCGATGCGCTTTAAGTCCACCGAGCGTTATGACCTCGGCTGGACCGACCCGCGCTCGGTCTTCGGGACGCCCGGCGTCTAATACAAGGGAAGGGGCGGCTAGACCGCCCCTTCTTTTTATGTGAGAATAGACCTACCGAAAACCGGTCAAGCTTTTCATGGAGAAGACCAATGCCTCAATATAGTGACGACCTCTGGCTCGGTGGAGCCAACGGACCGCAGTCTCAGGGCTGGGCTGGCCCCGGTCAGGTGTATGAAGGTGTCGGCCCGCTGGGTCGCGTCTACATCTTTGACATCGTCCCTGCCACCATTTCCGCCACTGCCGTCTGCGCCGCTCAGGCTGTCGCGGCTGCTGGCAACGCCACCATTAATGGTGGTAGCGCTACTGGTGGCGTCGCCACCTTCAACTGCACCCGCAACGTCTCCATCGTTTCGTCCAGCGCGAGCGACACCAGCCAGACCGTGACCGTCACTGGCACGGATTACTGGGGCCAGGCGCAGACTGCCCTGCTGACGATCAATGGCACCACCACCGTCAACAGCACGAAGACCTTTAAGACGATCACCCGCGTTGCCGTTTCGGCTGCCTTCGTCGGCAACCTGTCGGTCGGCATGGGCGATACCTTTGGCCTGCCCTACAAGGTCACGGACGCTGGCTACCTGCTGCGCACCGGCTGGGCTGGCGCGGTCGCTGACAACGCTGGCACCTTCACTGCGGCTGACACGACCTCGCCCGCGACGAATGCGACCGGCGACGTGCGCGGCACCTTCCTGCCTGCGTCCACTGCCTCCAACGGCACCCGCCGCCTTGTGATCGCCATTGGCCTCACCGCTGCGGCGGCTGGCCCTGACGCCACGCAGACCGGCGCTGTTGGCGTCACCCCCGCCTAATAAGCAAGGGGGCCTTGTGCCCCCTCACTTTCCTTTAGGAGGGACTGATGGTCGATACAGTTGGAACGCAGACGCTGCTTGATGGCGAGCGGCTGGTTATTCAAAAGTTCACGAACATCTCTGACGGCACGGGTGAAACCGCTGTCAACAAGGTGATCGTGGCCAACCTTGCGCCGAATGCTTTCGGTGTGGCCTGCACGGGCGTCAAGATCAACAAGATCTGGGCGACCACTCATGGCATGGAGGTCCGCATTCTCTGGGATGCGACGACTGACTTGCTGACGTGGATGCTCCCGCAGAACACGAACTATTTCATGGACTTCTCTGAGTTTGGCGGCCTCACCAACAACGCCGCTCCGACGAAGACAGGAAACATCGCGTTCACCACTGCCGACGCTTCTTCTGGCGACATGTACTCGATTGTGCTCGAGTGCATCAAGACATACGGGTGACCCATGGGGCGCTGGTGTATGGCCAAGGGCGGCGCGACTCCTGTTTATAGCACGGGTGGCGCTTGGACGCGCGCTGAGGGGAAGAACCCAGAGGGCGGACTAAATGCGAAGGGGCGCGCGTCCCTCCGTGCTCAAGGCCATGATATCAAGCCCCCCGTGAGCGCAAAGCAAGCTGCGCAAAGTGATGTCGCGGCTGGGCGGCGCAAGTCATTTTGTGCTAGAATGTCAGGAATGCCCGGTCCTATGAAAGATGAGAAAGGGCGCCCAACAAGGAAAGCACTTTCTCTCAAAAAATGGGATTGCCCGACATGATTCAATGCACCCGTTGCAAACAGGAAAAACCTGGTACGCCAGAATTTTTTCCTTTGCATAACAAAAAAATAAACGGCCTTGATAGCTGGTGCAGGGCGTGTCGGTCTATGTATCGCTCTGAAACACGGCGCGGAAAATATCGCAGCATGATTTCAGACTTCCACCTAGATGAAATCATAAAAAGCACCTTTGAATGCACAATATGTGGCGATCAAACTGCTTTGGTTGTTGATCATTGTCATTCAACAAATAAAATACGTGGCATGTTGTGTAACCGCTGCAATAAGGGGCTGGGGCTTTTTCAAGACTCTCCTGAATTGCTAGAGTTTGCTCAGATCTATCTTCTATCTAGCCAAAATGCCAAAGAGGCTGAGGCTTATTTAGAATTGTATGGGAGCTGACATGACCAAGGGCCCGATATATGGCGAGTTTGACTTTTCCAAGGGCTCTGGCTTTGGCAGCTCTGCTGACGGCTACGCCCGTGGAGGCAAGGTTAAGCCCTTCTGGGACAAGCCTGCTCCCGATGGAGAGTCAAGCCACCTTTCAAAGAAACAGAAAGCATCAGCCAAGGCACACGCCGCTGCTGCTGGGCGACCCTATCCAAATCTTGTCGATAACGCCGCCGCTGCTCGGCGAAAGGGGAAGTAACATGGCCATTCGCTACGTCAAAGACTTCGAGTTTCCCTCTGCCGCTGGTTTCACCAGCAGCGCCCCTAACAAGGTCACTGGGCCTATGTTCGCCAAGGGCGGCAAGGTCGAGAAAGAGCCCAAGGGCATGATGGTCATCATCGGCGTGGGTAAGCCGAAGGGGCCGATGAAGAAGGCTGTTGGTGGCATGGCGGCGCAGGCTGGCAGGATGCCGGGCGAAGATGATTACACCGGCTACGGCGACAATGTTCCCACCCCCAATCCGCGCGTTACGGATTGGAATGACCCAATGTGGACGGAAAATGCCGCGAAAGATGTTGGCCGCCGCCTTAAGGGTCGGTCTCGTCCTCTTGTGGTCAACCCTCGCGGTTCTGACGAATCTTCGAAGTCTTCTGACCAAAGCGTTGCCTACAAGAAGGGCGGCAAGGTCAGCAAGGTCATGCACGAATTTGGCGAAGGCAAACTGCACTCCGGCTCCAAGAAGGGACCGAAGGTCACGAACCCCAAGCAGGCTGTTGCTATCGCTCTCAGCGAGGCGGGCAAGGCCAAGAAGTCTCACGGTGGCAAGATTGACTCTGTATCCGTGAAGGACATCAAAAGCGGCAAGATCCCGCAGTCCACCGACGAGGACTTCTACGGCAAGGCGAAGGACATGCCCATGCCTCCGCGCCGCCCATCTAACCTCAAGAAGGGCGGGATGCCTCATGAGGATGCAGCGCAGGACAGGGCCATGATTAAGAGCATGGTCAAGCCCGATGCCCTTAAGAAGGCTATGGGCGGCCCTGCCGTTCAGATGGCTAAGTCTAACGCCATCGAGGCGTCTTTGAAAGGTCAGAAGAAGACCCCCTACGCTGATGGAGGTATGGCCCTCGCAGCCCCTCGAGTTGCAAGCCCTCTCCAGCAGATGGGAGCCCGCCCTAGCGGGGTTCCGGTTGCTCCTCGGTCGCCTATGATCCCGCAGCAGGCCGCTCCTATGGCTGGCGGCCCTCGCATCGGCGTGGGTCGCTCTCGCTCGGGCAAGCCTGACGTTGGCGCTATCCGCGCCGCCATGGCTCGCGCTGCTACTCAGGCAACCCCTGAGAACGCGCCTGGCATGATGAAGAAGGGTGGAAAGGTCGGTTGCTAAATGGCCGTATCTGGCACAGTTTCGACGACCGTATTCAAAACCCGGAAGGTGATTGACCACGCCTTCCGGCGCTGCCGTATGCAGCCGCAACAGATTACGTCTGAGCTGATCGACATGGCGAAAGATGACCTCTTTCTGCTGTTGTCGTCGCTTGGCAGCCAGGGTGTCCCTCTTTGGTGCATCGAGAAAGAGATCCTCCCCCTCTATCTCGGTCAAGCGGCAATCACGCCGCCCAAGGGCACGATGGACATCCTGAATGCCAATTTCCGCTGGCTGTCTCGGCAGAATGGGCCGGTGCAGTACAGCTCGCCGGGGGGCATTCCATCGTTCGCCTTTGATGGTGATCTCGACACGTCCTGCGCCCAGACGGGCATAAACGGGAACATTGAGATCGCCTACATCGGCGCTGAGCCTGTCACCAACCCGCAGTCGCAGGTGCAGGTGACGACGGTCGGCGTGATGATGGCGACCACCGGTTACTTCAACATCGCCTTTGAATGGTCAAACGATGGCGTGACGTGGACCTCGTCCCTGTCGCCTGGCTCGGTTCTCTACACCGCAGGCCAGTGGCAGTGGTACGACATCGACGGCACCCAGCCGGTCAACTATTTCCGTATGCGCGAGACGGGTGGCAATACGCTGAACGTCGTCGAGTTTTACGCGGCGAACAACCCCACTGAAATCCCGCTCGCTCGCATGAACCGCGACGACTGGACGAACCTACCGAACAAGGCGTTCCAAGGGCGTCCGCTTCAGTATTGGTTCGACCGCCAGCGTGACTATCCGGTGATGCGAATCTGGCCGGTTACGGACACGACCAACATGTTCGGTCAGTTCACCATCTGGCGCCAGCGCTACATCATGGATGTTGGCACCCTCACGGACGAGCTTGATATCCCGCAGCGCTGGTACGAGACCATTGTCTGGCAACTTGCGTGGCGTCTAGCGATGGAACTCCCAGACTTCGATCTTCAGCTAGTCGGCCCAATCAAGGCGACGGCTGATGAGGCCCTGCGGATTGCGCAAGACGAGGAGCGGGACAACTCGCCGATCTACTTTGCCCCAAACATTTCGCCATATACGCGATGAGCATCTTCCTCGACCCACGCGGCAAATCCACCTTCGGCATCGGGATCTGCGCCCGGTGCTCGCGAAAGATGTCGCTTGAGGATCTTTCTTCGGACCCTAATTATCCGGGCCTCTATGTGTGCGCCGAGGACAAGGATCAGTTCGACCCATACCGGCTTGCGGCTCGCCAGCCCGAAAGAATTGACTTGGGCCATCCTCGTCCAGACACTAATATCGCGCTCAACATGCTTGGCACGATCTCGCAGGATGATGACCTCTTCATCATCGGTGAAGAAGGCGATGGGTATCTGGTTCCATGACGAACAATCCGCGCGTCCCTACAAACCTAATCCCGACCAAGATCACGCAGCTTCCGTTGGCGGAAAACCCAACGTCTGCCGACACAACTATTGTTGTTCAGGGTGGGATCACCAAGCGCGCGACCCTCGCACAGTTTCTTGGCGTCATAGGACCCACTGGCCCCACTGGACCCACGGGTCCTACAGGCGCTGCTTCGTCTGTCCCCGGCCCTACAGGCCCCACTGGCCCCACCGGCCCCCAGGGAAACGCCATTACGGGTCCTACCGGGCCAACCGGCCCCACGGGCCCCACAGGGCCTACGGGATCGCAGGGAAGCACGGGCGAGGCCGGCCCCACTGGCCCTCGCGGTCCTACAGGCCCCACGGGCCCCACGGGTCCGCAGGGGAATGCGGGCCCGTATGGGCCGACGGGGCCGACCGGGCCGACTGGCCCTACGGGGCCCACGGGGCCTCAGGGCATACAGGGCGTTACGGGCCCGAATGGCCCCACCGGGCCCACGGGTCCGACAGGCCCAACTGGACCTACCGGAGCTGCATCCAATGTTGCAGGACCCACTGGCCCTACTGGGCCCACAGGACCTACGGGTGCAGCATCGACTGTAGCAGGGCCTACGGGACCCACAGGGCCGACAGGACCTACGGGATCACAGGGCATTCAAGGCGTTACGGGGCCCACGGGCCCGACCGGTCCTACTGGTCCTACGGGAGCTGCATCAACTGTTGCTGGGCCAACGGGTCCGACTGGCCCAACAGGGCCTCAAGGCATTCAGGGCATTACGGGCCCAACTGGGCCGACCGGGCCGACAGGCTCACAAGGCATTCAAGGTGTGACGGGTCCGACCGGGCCTACCGGCCCTACGGGAAGCACAGGTATTGGAGGTCCAACGGGGCCTACTGGACCTACGGGCAGCACGGGCGTGGGTGGGCCCACTGGACCTACTGGCCCCACCGGAAGCACGGGTGTCGGTGGCCCAACGGGCCCAACTGGGCCTACCGGTAGCACGGGCGTTGGAGGCCCAACCGGCCCCACAGGCCCCACGGGCAGCACAGGCGTTGGAGGGCCCACTGGGCCAACAGGCCCTACAGGTTCAACCGGAGCGTCTGGCCCCACTGGGCCAACGGGCCCTACTGGCACGACTGGAAACAACGGCCCCACCGGCCCGACCGGCCCCGCTGGCACCGGCACCAACATCTCGGTGTCAGATGAGGGATCGCTTCTCACCTCCGGCGTTACCAGCTTCGACTTCACAGGGTCTGGGGTCACGGCCTCTGCGGTTGGCACTGCTGTCACGGTGAACATTCCCGGCGGTTCTGGCGGGGGCACCTACACCCGCACTACGTTCACCGCGACCGCAGGTCAGACCAGCTTCACGGCCTCCTACACGGTTGGCTATGTTCAGGTCTATCTTAACGGCGTTTTGCTCAACAGCGCGGACTACACGGCAAGCACCGGCACGACCGTTGTGCTGGCGGCGGCGGCTGCATCTGGCGACCTTGTTGATGTCATCGCGCTCAACATTGGCACGTTCAGCAGCGGCGGCTACACCCGCACCACCTACACGGGCACTGCGGGCCAGACTAGCTTCACGGCTTCGTACACGCCCGGCTACATTCAGGTTTACCTGAACGGCGTCCTGCTTGACCCGACTGACTATACGGCCTCATCCGGCAGCGCCGTTGTGCTTGCCACCGGCACGGCGGCTGGCGACACGGTTGATTTAGTCGCGCTGACCATTGCTGGCTACTCAGGCGGCTACAACCGCACCAGCATCACGGCCACCGCCGGGCAAACAAGCTTCACGGCCACATACAGCGTCAACTACGTTCAAGTGTACCTCAACGGCATGTTGCTGAACGCCACTGACTACACGGCCACCACCGGCACGTCTGTGGTGCTTGCAGTCGCCGCCTCTGCGGGCGATCTTGTCGATGTAGTTGGCTTCACTGTTGGCTCGGTGACTGGCGCGGTGACAATCACCGGCACCCCCGCCAGTGGGCAGTTAACGTCTTGGTCTGGCTCCACAAGCGTTCAGGGATTTGCTCCGTCTGCTATCGGCGACGTGCCGTTCTCTACGGATGGATCGACGTTTGCGTCTACGCAGAAAATTGTGCGTGGGACATCTGTTGCTACAACGAGCGGCACGAGCATCGACTTTACTAGCATTCCAAGCTGGGTGAAGCGCGTCACAGTAATGTTTAATGGTGTTAGCACCAGCGGAACGTCGCCATTTCTCATTCAAATTGGCGCAGGCAGCGTTACGGTGACTGGATACATTTCAACGGGTCAAACCATAACGGGTGGCGCTGGTGGGGCGAATACATCTTCAACCGCAGGCATGGTTGTTTATAGTTCAGCAGCCACCAGTACTTCTTCTGGTCATATGTTGCTTACGACGATGGGTTCAAATTTATGGATAAGCTCCCATACTCTTAAAACGGCAACTACTGCTTGCTTGTTTGGCGGGGGCGATGTCACTCTCGGTGGCGTCCTTGACCGAGTTCGCCTTACCACAGTGAATGGCACAGATACCTTCGACGCCGGTTCCGTCAACATCCTGTACGAGTAGGAACAGCCCATGAGCATTACTCGCAACGGATCAATCATGGTGCAGGGAGCCAGCTCGGCGGGTATCCTTGGCGGCACCTATGGCGGGCTCGGTGGCAGCGTGTCTCCGACAACGGCTGGCAACACCATCTTTACGACTAACGGGACAACTTGGTCATCGACCGCGAAGATTGTTCAAGGCACATCGCAGGCCACAACCAGCGGAACCGCGATTGATTTCACTGCAATACCAAGCTGGGTGAAGCGCATTACTGTGATGATGAATGGCGTTTCTACGGGCGGAACATCAACTTTAATAATACAAATTGGTTCAACTACTTTTACAACAACTGGATACGTCTCAAGAGCGGGTATCATCAATGCGACCCCGCTTATTGCCTCCACATCCGCAACCGCCGGTTTTGTTGTTTCAAGTTATGGTGCAAATACCGATACAATAACTGGATATTCTGTTTTGGTGAACATTACTGGCAACACATGGGTTTATTCTGGAACTGCGTACGTAAGCGCAGCAACTTCCGCAACGGTCTGGTCAACTGGAACCGTTTTGACTTTGGGTGGTGTGTTAGACCGCGTACGCCTTACAACCGTAAGTGCAGACACCTTCGACGCTGGTAGCGTCAACATCCTCTACGAGTAGGAATAGCTAATGGCAAATGCTCGTAACCTTTCAACGATGGCGCAGGGTGCTAGTACGGCGGGCATTCTTGCTGGAACTTATGGCGGCACTGGCGCGTCATTGTCGCCAACGACTGCGGGCAATGTGATCTTTACGGCGGATGGGTCTGTTTGGTCGTCGACGCAGAAGATTGTGCAGGGTACATCTGTCGCAACAACCAGCGGGACAGCTATCGGGTTTACTGGAATCCCTTCATGGGTGAAGCGCATTACGATATCGCTTAATGAAGTTCGGACAAATGCTGCTTCTAGCTTTATAATACAAATTGGCTCTGGTTCGTATGTTACTACCGGTTATGCCGGTAGTACTGGTTATATATCGCAGACCAGCGCCGCAGGCGGGAACAACGGGGCCAGCAACGGGTTCTTTGTTGGCGCTTTTTCTGTGTCCACACAAACATTGTCTGCCACCATTGTTTTAAACAACATCACTGGAAATGTTTGGGGCTGCTCCACAGTTTCAACTCGCAACAGCGGCACAACGGCTCAAAACGGTGTTACATCAGGTTCATTTACGCCGCGAACCTTATCCGGCGCATTGGACCGGGTCCAATTAACAACAACCGCCACCACAGACGTTTTCGCTGCGGGCAGCATCAACATCATGTACGAATAAGGGAGCACCCCATGACCATCTCTCGCAACATATCAGTCATGGCGCAGGGTGCTAGTAGCTCTGGCATTCTCGCTGGCGGCTACGGCGGGCTTGGCGCAAGCATATCGCCAACGACTGCTGGCAATGTGATCTTCACCACTGACGGGTCAGTGTGGTCATCTACGCAAAAGATTGTGCAAGGAGCATCATATTCAGCTACAGCATCATTTACGGCGTCGATTAGCGGCACAACAATGACTGTCACGGCAGTTGCATCAGGCGCTCTTTCGGTTGGGCAAGTCTTTACCGGAACCGGCGTGACTGCTGGAACAAGCATAACCGCGTTTGTTTCTGGAACAGGCAACACTGGAACATATACTGTTAGCTCATCCCAAACTGTCTCCTCTACAACGATGACGGTAACTCAAGTAGTTTCTGTCGCGTTTACTAGCATTCCGAGTTGGGTGAAGCGCATCACTATGATGTTCAATGGCATTAGCACTAGCGGAAGTTCAAATTTACAAATGCAACTCAGCACAGGCGGCACTTTCAAGACAAGCGGTTATGCTGGTTCGGCTTCTTTCATTTCAGGCACTACATCTACAAACGCAACATTTACCACTGGGCTTGGAATTAACAGCTCATCAGCGGCTAACGTATTTAACGGTCAAGCAATTTTTAGTTATATTGGAAATTTTATTTGGGTTGCACATATGGTTATCGGAGTAAGCAGTTCTGCTGGTATGCAGTTTTCTGGAACTTCTGTAACATTATCCGGCGTTCTTGATGGTATTAGATTAACCACAGTCAACGGCACCGACACTTTCGATGCCGGTAGCGTTAACATTCTCTACGAATAGGAGGCACACATGGAACGCATTGAAGTCAACGTCGAAACTGGTGAAGTGAAGGTCATCCAGTACACGCCAGAGGAAGAGACTGCGGCGCTCGCCTATGCCGCATCTCTGCCTGCACCCACAGAGCCCGCCAAGCCGACGCTGGAAGAGCTACAGGCGCAGCTTGCGGCTATCTCGGCGCAGATACAGTCGCTGGCGAATGCGGGGTAAACATGCGGTTAAAGATCGCCGTCTACGCCATCAGCAAAAACGAAGCACACTTCGTTCAGCGTTTCTGTGAATCTGCCGCAGATGCTGACATGATTATCATTGCAGACACGGGGTCTACAGATGGTCTTCCAGAAGAAGCTGCCCGTCATGGAGCGGTTGTGCATGAAATCTGCATTTCTCCTTGGCGATTTGATCTGGCTCGTAACGCGGCTCTTGCTCTTGTCCCACGCGAGATTGATGTCTGCATCAGCTTGGATATCGACGAAGTTCTTCAACCGGGCTGGCGAGAGGAAATAGAGCGTGTCTGGATCAAGGGAGAAACCACCCGTCTCCGCTACATGTTCGACTGGGGATGCGGCATCAGCTTCTATTACGAAAAGATCCACGCCAGAAACGGATATTTCTGGCACCATCCCTGCCACGAATATCCTGTGCCTGATGGACGCATTACGGAAGTCTGGGCGCAAACCGATATGCTGCTTGCGGTCCACAAACCAGACCCGACTAAGAACCGGGGGCAGTACATGGATCTATTGGAGCTTTCCGTAAAGGAGGACCCAGCCTGCCCCCGTAACGCCTTTTACTACGCTCGCGAACTCAGCTTCCGCGCCAGGTGGCAAGAAAGCATCGACGCCTGCAAGTCCTATCTGGCGCTTCCTCGAGCCACCTGGATGAACGAGCGCTGCTACGCCTACCGTGTCATGGGCCGGTGCTATAGCGAGCTTGGCCTTAATCAGGAGGCCGAGCAAGCCTTCCACGCAGCGGCTGGCGAAGCCCCGAACACCCGCGAGCCCTGGTGTGAATTGGCTATGCTTATGTATCGCCAGTCACGCTGGGAGGAGTGTTTCGCCTACGCCATGCGAGCGCTGAAGATCACCGACCGGCTTGCGGTCTACACCTGCGACCCCGCCGTCTGGGGTGCGCAGCCGCATGACCTCGCCTCTATCTCTGCCTGGCATCTTGGCCTGAGCGATATCTGCATCAAACAGGCCCAGATTGCGGCGGAACTTGAGCCAAATGATGAAAGACTGCAAGCGAACCTTGCCTTCGTGACAGCACCCCCCGGATCGGATATGATAGCCGCCGAATAGGAGCCCTACCATGGCCAGCGTTTTTACATCTTATGT